TCTTGACGTAGCCGACCGCGAGACGCTCCGGGTACTGGAGGAACCAGTCGTACACCAGCTTGGAGCGCGAGAACGTGCCCCAGTAGTCGATGTCGGTGAGCTGGCGCTCGTCCACCATCATGTCCTCGGTGTACACGATAGCGCTCTTGTCGAGGAAGTACACGGGATAGACGGGGTTGCCGTTCGCGTCCGAATAGACGGGAAGCGCGTTCGAGACGTACACGTCCGCGCCGGAGATCTTTCCGAGCGAGTACACGTCGCCGCGAATGACGCTCTTCGCGTCGCCCATGCCGTCCGCCTTGCCGAAGCGCTCGTCCGCCTGGAGGGCGTCAGCCACCATGACGGGCATGACGGCCTTCAGCCCGGTCAGCGTGCTCGCGCCCTTGAACTGGCGGAGCGAGTTGATGCCGCGCTGGACGTAACGGAGCGACGTCGCCACGTAGGGGTTCGTGCTCGCGTTGTACGCGGCGTCGGCGGCAGCCTTGGTCTCGTACAGGACGACGGGCGCGTCGGCCGCGCCGAGCTGAACGTTGCGGGAGATGAAGCCCGCCGTGTTGCCCGTGTTGAACGACGCGACCTTGAGAGGGACGTCCGTGAGGAGTTCCGTCTCCTTGTCGTCGTTCATCGCGGCGATGGCCTCCTGCGTGATGGGCGCTTCCACGTCGAAGGCGGAATAGCGCTTGTCCTCCAGCTCGAAGTAAAGGCCCCAGGCGCGCTCGCGGCCCTTGATGAACCGCTCGTAGGACGACTTGGGAAGCTGGTACTTCGCCTTGTCGCCGGGCTTGGTGGCGTACGTCTCGATGATGGGGAGCACGGGGATTACGGTCTCCGTGGAGCCCTTCTCGAAGTACATGTCGCCGTTGGTGGTGATTTCAGGGAGAAGCGACTTGTCGCGAAGGCGCTTCTTGAACTGCTTGGCAATCGTGGTGTGCCGGGTACCGGGGAAGGCGATCTTCTGGCCTTCCACGAAACCGGGCGCATTGTAGCCGATAGTGTTTGTGAGAATCATTTGACGTTCCTTTCCGTCGTTCGACCCGGAGAGGACGGGGCGCGGGTTTCCTTTTACTTCACGCGTCCCTCCCTCTGGGCCTTTTCAACTTCGTCCGAAAGACGTTTCATCCCTTCGCGGTCGCCGCGCGAGCGCAAGACCTCGATCTCGTCGTAGAGCTTGTCGATCTCGTCCCACGTGTAGACCTTTCCGGACTTGACCGCCACGGACGTTCCGCCGCCGGTAGGGCTGGGGTCGGGCGCGGCTGCTCCCGTTCCGCCAGAAGGAGGTGGTATGCCGACTTCCGTGTTGTAGAAGTTGCGGATGTGCCACGAAAGAGTGTCGAAGTCGCAGGCGTTGAAGGCAGTGGTCACGGAAGCGGCGTTGAAGCGCAGGTATTTCTGCCAGGCGGCGTGCTTGTCACCGCCTTCAAGAACGGCGTCCCTGAAAAATCCAGGAAACTCGTTGCCGATCTTCTGGGCGAAGTTCTGCCGCGCTATCGCAGCGCCCTGCTGTTCGCGGGCCGCCATCTGAGCCTTAAGCTCGCGCAGCTCGGCGTCGCGGGCCGCAAGCGCCTCGTCCACCATCTTCTGCGCGACGAGTGCGGAGCCCTTCGCGAAATTCTCCGGCATGTCCTCCCGAATGTCGTCCGGCAGCGCGCTTATCGCGGCCTCCGAGCGACGGGATGCGGACAGTTCGGCGACCTTCGCCTCAAGAGCCTTCTTCTCCTCGTCGAGCTTCTTCACGCGCCCCTGTTCGACCTTTGCGGATTGCAGCTGGCGCTGCGCCTCCTCGTACTTGGCCTTCCAGTCGGTCGCGTCGCCGCCGGCGTCTCCGCCAACCGCTCCGTTGCCCGAAAGCGCGTTCATTGCCTTTTCCATCTCTTCGTTCATCTCTTGTTTTTCTCCTCATCAAGCCCCTTGCCACAGGGGAGTTGGTGTTGCCTCGCCGAGCCTCAAACGGGAGGAATCGGCGGACGAAATTGCCTACGCGAGAACGGTGCCTCCTTCCCGGAATCCTCCGGCGGCGGGGCGGTTGGCCTCCGCCCGCTTCGCCATCAGAGCCTTGGCGGCCTCGTCCGCCCTCGATAGACAAAATCTCATTTCCGCGAGCGCGTCGCGACGCGCGTCGTCGGTCTGGCCGACCTGGCACGCAATGCGTCCCACGCGCATGGCGTGTTCGCCCATGAGCTGCACGAAGTCGGGGAGCCTCCCGGCTGCGGCCAGCATTTCGTAAAGCCTCTGCCATGCATCCATCATGCGACGGCCCTCCTCTCCGCGACGCCGCCCTGCGCGGCCTGCGGCATTTCGACTTCCGGCTGCTCCACGCCGGCGTCCGGCGCGGGCGCGGCGCCCTCCTGCGCGGGCTGCGGCTGCGCGCCGCCTATGCCGACAGCGGCCTGCTGCTCCGCCGCCGCGATGGCGGCGAGCTGGTTGATAGCCTCCATCCACTTCGCGTGTTCCTCGCTGGGGAAGTCGCCGTCCGAGTTGATGTCGAGGCTCTTGACGATGGACCGCGCGATACGGAGCGCGAGCTTCGGGCCAAGCAGCTGCTGGAGGTACGGGCTCGAAGCAAACATCTGGAAGAACTGGAGACGTGAGGCGTCGAGCTGCGCCTTGAGCATCCGCCCGAACATGCCAACGGGGCGGATGAACACGTCGCCCTTGAGATCCATGTCGTCGTCGAACGCGAGAACCCAGTCGGCGGTGCGCTGCGCGGTTGTCTTCACGATGCCGTCGTCGAAGTTCATCGCGACCATGCGCACGACGCTCATCATGAGGTCCGTCATCTGCGCAAGGCCCTGCGCGGTGCGGAGCGCGCCCATCGCGCCGGAGGTCTGGCCCTCCGCGAAGCGCGGGAAGCCGCTGTCGATGTCCGCCTGCTGCTGCCACTGCTCGAACTCGCGGAGGAGCTGCGCGGCCTTGGTGGGGATGTCGATCGCGCCGATGGGCGCGCCGTTCGCGCCGGTCGGCGAGTACATCTCGTCGCCGAAGCGCAGGAAGCCGTAGGGACGCCACTTGAGCGCGTCCGGCCCCTTGTCGATGAGCCGTTGCGCGTTGTTGACCCAGATCATCGGGCCGGTCGCGGCGAGGTCGAGGAAGAGCGCCTTGGCCGTGTTGTTCTGCATCATCTGCGCGAACGCGAGCCTGTCGGCGATGGACTCGCCCCAGAAGGAGCCGGGAAGCTCGTAGAATACGCCCTTGGAGATCGGGACCTCAATCCGCGCGTCGAGGATGCGGCAATACACAACCTTGCCGTCGATCACGATGACCTCGGCGTGGTAGAAGTCGCCAATGACGATCTTCTTGCCGTCGCGGTTGCGGACGATGCCGATCTCGGCGAGCTCGGAGCCGCGCACGGAGAGGAAGCAGCGGATCGCCTCGAAGGTGCAGTCCTCGGAATCGCCGGCGCCGCCGTTCATCTCGGCGGCCTTCTTGCGCTCGTCCTCCGGCTCGGTGTAGAGCTTCACGCCGCCATTCGGGTGGCGGTCAAGGAGGTCGCGCACGACGGCCTCGTTCCATCCCTCGCCGTTCTTCTCGCGCCGCGCGCCGTTGTTCGAGTAGCGCCAAAGCGTCTCGGCGGTATACTTCTCGCGGACACAGAACGGGCCGTCGGACGGCTGCTTCGCGTCCGGCGCGGGGTAGCAGTCCATCGGGTTAAGGCTCTCGAAAACGGGCTTCAGCTTGAACTCCCGCGTGTACTTTCTGACGCCGGTCTCCGGATCCTCGTGGACCCTGTTCTGCGCGACGACGCGCGGGATCGGTCCGACGAGGAAGCACGTTCCGTAAAGGCAGCAGTTGGCGATGCAGTCCGCAAGGGCCTTGTCGCCGCCGCCCTCCACGAAGATGTCCCATATCTTGCTCTGCATCCGCCTGGCCCGCACGTCGGCGTACTCCCTGCGGCGGGCATACACCTCGTCCTTGCGCTGGGTTGTCGTGTTGGCCACTGCGGCGAGAAACGCCTGCTCCTCCTCCGGCGAGAGCGGCTGCCCGTTCTTCGCCGCCTCGATGGCGGCGAGGACCTGCTGGATCTCCTGGACCATGGAGGCGTACACCTCCTCGTCTACGCTGGCCGGCACGTCCGGCCACGGCGAGGCAGAGACCTCGAAGAGCGGGTCGCGGGCGTTGTTCACGACCTCCACGAAGCGCGACTTCGCGCCGCGCGTCTTGGTGGCCGTGAGGGACGTGAAGAGCTTTTCCGCCGTCTTCCGGGGAATGATCGTAGACAGCGCGGCAAGCTGCTCTTCGGTAAAGCTGTTCGTGTTCGAGTCAAGCGCGTACTGGAGGCGTTCGGTCACGCCGGACGACGCGCGGAACGACACGTTGCGGCGCATGGCCGACGTGACGAGCGTCGCAAGGCGGCTCATCGGCTCGGCCTGCTCGGCCGGCGCGCCGTCCTCGCCCGACGCGGCGCGAATTTCCTGAGCGGTCTGGACGGGCGACGGGGACGCAATGGCCTCGGCCCCCTGAGGGGCCGTCATGTTCCGCACGTCCGCCGCAAGCGCCGCGCCGAATATTTGCTCCAATGCGTCCATGGCTCAAATCTTAAATCCGCTTTACCACCGCTTTACCTCGCCTTTTCGCGAAAATCTACACGCACCCGAACACGCACCCGCCGACCGGCGCAGTGTCCATCTGCTGCGACGGCTGGAACCCGACGGCGGCGCCGCCGGGCAGGCTGTACGCAGCGCCGGCCCCGCCCGTCGTGCCGACCACGACGTACTGCAAGGCGTCCGAGATGTGCGAGAACGGGGAATCCTTGTCGGGCTTGTCGTCGTAGCGCGACGAGCCGTCCGCCGCCCGCATCTTCTTGTAGCAGTAGCCGCCGTTCATCGCCTCGCGGAGCGTCTTGCACTTCCGGGACATGAGGAACGCCGGGACGCCCTTGTAGATCTGGCGCAGGATCGCGTCCACCGCCGTTATGCGCACCTTCACGTCGTTGTTCTTCAGCCCGTCCAGCGGCGAGATGCGGAGTCCCTTGCTCTGGAGGAACTGGTAGGCCGACACGACGGACATCTCGGTCAAGTTCTTGCCGGTTGGGTCGCCGAACACGACGGCCGGCGTCTGCGGCCAGTTGAAGTCGCGGATGAGGCGCGGAATCAGCTGCTCGTCCACGAACGGCGGAACCATCTTGTTGAAGGCCGCCTCCTCGCCCAGCACCCGGAACTGCCCCATGCGCGTGCGCTGGCAGAACACGGCGGCGGGATTGCCGCCGAAGTCCATGCCGACGAGCGTCACCGTGCCGCGCTCGTGCGGCATCTCGTCGTCCGTGGAGTGGATGGCGTCCGAATAGGCAGGCCACACAGGAAGCCCGGCGCGGATCTTGCCGTACTCGTTCAGGAGCCGCCGCTTGATGTAGTCCTCGTCCGCGCCGATGAGCTGCTTCTCGTAGTAGTCCCACCCGTCCTGGAGGTTCTCGACGTTCTCACACACGCCGGACGTGCCGAACGCCGCGTGGCCCGCCTCGTCGTTGCGGACGTAGTACACGTCGCCGACTCGCTTGAACGTGCAGCCGCGCGGCGGCGGCTTCGTCGTGCGGATCATCGCCGGAGGCTGGATGAACCACAGCATCCTGTCCGGCTTCTCGACCTGCTCCAGCTGGTACCACCAGGACGAATCGACCGGCGTGTTCGTGTCCATCAGGATGCCGAACGAAAGCCCCTTCCAGCCCTGCGCCGACGCCCCCGGCGGCTTGAAGCGCCCAACGCGCTCCTGCACCTTGTGAATCAGCTCCCAGTCCTGCGCCGCCGCCTCGTTGAAGTACGCCCCCGAAAGCGAAAGACCGTCGATGTCGTTCACGAACGTCGGCGCACCCGTCGCGTAGAACTCCAGCTCGATCCGAACCCACACGCCCTTCTCGCGGTCGTCGTCGCGCATGGACGGTATCTCGTACACGCCCCGGATCGGCGGCGACCAGTGCATCGTCATGTTCGGGCCGACGGGATGCCAGTCCAGCCAGTCGGGAATCGTCGTCTTCTGCAACGCCTGGAACGTGTCGCGGAACATCCCCCACCGCACCCAGCGGACCGTCTTCCCCGTCGCTGGGTCGAAGATCGGCGGCTGCATGTGCGACTTCATCACGATGTCCTGCTGGCACATGATCGTCTTACCGCACCCCGGAACGCCGCGCACCCCCTTGTACAGGAACGTCCCCGGCGCCGCCGAGTGGAACGCCTCGCCAGTCGGCGACGCCCTGTAGGTGAACTCCCGGCTCATACGTCAATCGCCTCCGGCTCCGGCTTCGCAGCTATCCGCTCCGCCACGCCGGGCTGCGCGATTATCCACGTCGCCCTCATGTTCGGGAACGAGTACGTCACACTCTTCTTCGCGTCGGACGCGCCGCCACCCTCACCATCCCCGTAAACGTCCTTCATCGTCGCCTTCAGGCTCACCTCCACCGCCTTCTGGTTCAGCTCGCAGCCCTCCTCCGTCACGAGCCGCATCTGGCTCTCCTGCGCAAGGCTCCCCGCCTCCTCCGCCAGAATCCGGTCCCGCTCCTTCCTGTTCCGGCTGATGTAGTCCATCACCAGCCACAGCTCCGGCCAGTAGTCCTTCCCGTCCGTGTAGTCCGAGATACGCGCCCCGCAACGGGCAAAAACCCTCCGAATCCCAAGCGACCTCGCCGCCTCGAAGCAGTCCGCGTAGTACGCCACCAGCGCCTGCTTCACCTTGCCGCAGTCGGCATTCATCAGAAGCCCGCGCTCCTCCAGCCGCCGCCATTTCTTCTCCGCCACGTGCCGCCGCTTCTCCAGTGAAGTGACGCCATTCTCGTCAAGCCCGGCCTCCGCCCGCTCGACAAGCTCGTCCCATGTCACCGACGGCACAGGCGCCTCGGACGACGCCGATCCCGACGCCGCAGCATTCTTCACCCGCTTAGTGTTCGCTTTTTTCGCCATGGCGGCGAACACTATAACTTCACTTTACCTCCGCTTTACCTATTTTTCGGCGGAATCCGTGTGCAGACACCCACTTCGCCCATCGCCGCCCCGCCATTCCCCCATACCCAAGCCCCTAAACCCACCTTGCCACAGAAGCGCGAAAAACGCCCCTAGAATCGCTCCGCGCTGCTCGGACGTATCATTTGCCGTCCAGACCGCTCCGCGCGCTCCTAGGGGCGTTCTTGCCGCGTTCTAGCGAATCTACCGCCCGTTCCGCCATTCACATACACACGGGGGCCCCCACGAGGCTACTCGGCCCCGGCCCCGCGCCGACACCCACCTGCGCCCCCATACCCGGTACGGCGGGGGCCGATGACGGCGCGGCGGCGCATCCATCGATCTGCGCTCGCGGCTCCGTGCGTCGGTGTTACGCTGCTCTGCGCTCTGCGATTGCGAGGGATTGCGCTCTGCGCCTGCCCTCGATTGCGCCGCTCTGCGCGTGGTGGAGGGTATCTAACCCTCCGCAGATTGGCAGAAATCCCAAACAAACGCCCATGCCAGACCGCACAGCCTTGCCAACTCGCAACAATCTCGCAAAAATCCCGCAGCCAACCCGCCGAGGACGGCACGGACGATCGATTGTCCAACGCGTGGCATGGTCCATCCTGGACGTCAACCAGTCAAATCCGGCAGCCGATCTATCGCATTTGTGACAGATTTCAGAATTGTGTCACAAATGAAGGCGGGCGGATGCCGTTTGTGACAAAATCCGCGAATGTGTCACAACACGGGAGCGCGCGCAAACGCCACAAACGCGAGACCCGGCCTTATCGCGGAAAAACGGCCTCAAATATGCCGTTGGGCAGGGCGGGCAGACTTCGGACATGGCGACCCTGCCCAGAAATGCGACAAAAATAATACGGGAATGTAAGAAAATGTGAGATATTGCACAAAAACAGCTCTGGGCAGGGTGGACATACCCCGCTATCACGCGCGTACGTGCGCGTATAAAGCCGCCGTGACGCATTATAGGCCATCGGCCAACTATAGATTTTCTCACGCGTACGCGTATATAGTAGGTCTGCCCAGTCTGTCCAATGGCTATATCGGTATAGTATTGGGTGATTTTTGGCCGATAATTGCAATTATATCGGACAGGGCAGGTCTGCCCACGGTCTGCCCACCCTGTCCAGATTTTGGGCGTTTGGCGATTTTGTGTGCGAAGAGCGGCAATTTGATTTTTGGCAGCGAGAGCGACGGTTTTGGCCGCTCGCGCTGGTATGAGGCGGAGGGCGGAGCGCATCCCCTAATATACCCCTAATATGGTACGCGCGTGCGCGTGGGCGTAGCGCGTGCGCGACATAGGGATGAAGATAGTAAGAGGAAGGGTTGGGAATTGATCGGTGGTGGATTTGACGCCCTGGGCGCCGCCCCGCGCTGGATGACGGGGGAGCGGGGGCCGGGATCGGGCGCAGAGCGTGCGCGGCCCGGGCCGTTATAATGCGCTTGTTTATATTTGTATATTGGCGAAATTGGGAGAAATAAGAAAAGTGAAATTTTTTGCGGTTGCCCCCTTGCGCGGTGGCCGTGGATTTGATATACTGTTGGCGTTCCCCCGTGATGGGGCTTGCGAGCTAGAAGGCGCAAGGCATGAAGCGAACACAACCGATTTTAGCCGGTTGCACGTCGGGCGAAAGCCCCCTTCTAGCGTGCAACCGGCTAATCTGCTAAATGGAGCTAGAAGGCCATGGAAGCGAAGAACGAGACGGCGGGAGAGACCGCGACGGCGAGCGGGGCGCGGGTGCGCCTCGATGACATCAGGGCGGAGCAGATCGCATTTTTGCCCGATTATGTGATAGTTAGGGGGCAGCTGTACTATCGTATTGTATGGACATATGCGGGCGAGGGTGACAACCTGGAGCGCGTCGGCTGGGGTTGGATCAACCTCGCCGGGCTGCCGCAGTGGGCAACGCCCGGTTGTGGCTCTGCGCGTCGTGGTGCGTTTGTTTTGGGCGACGTGCACCGGCGTGGCGCGGCCAACACTCGCCACGGCTGGGATCTGCTGATTGATTCCATTTCGGAAGAGGGGAGGGCCGAATAATGGCTAAGATCCTCTATTTCGAGGGCGCGGGAAGCGCGACGGCTGAAAGCGTGGCCGCTGGCGTCGGCAATTGCCGAATCCGCACGGCGTTTCACACGGCGGACGGGCGGCGGGTTTACCTGGAAATCTGGGGGAACGAGCGAGGAAAGCACAATGCAAATGCCTGGAAGTGCAAAACGGACATAGCGTGCTATGTAGACTTTGCGCATTATATCACGGGCAATTCGGAAGATTGCAATCTGCACCGGCTCCCATTCGAGCGCAAGGACGTTTGCGCGATCCCTTACACTCCAGAGGGCATTTTGTCAATCGTCCGCAAATGCGGCGGCGATTTCAACGCCGTGCGCGTCCTGCCGGATCTGGCCGGGTATCGCGTCCACGCTGACGATTACGGCTATAATTACGGCGACGAGTTCGCGCCGGACTGGGCCGCGATCGAGAAACGCGAGAAAATCGCGGCAGAATGCGACAGGCTGGAATATGCCGCACGCAAACGCGACGCCGAGAAGGGCGCGCGCAAATGGGTAAACTCTCCGAGCGGGCGCATTTTCACGAATGGGAGCGTTTGCGTCGATTCTGACAGGGCCAATATTTTGCATTGGCACCTGTGCGGCGGCGAGTCTGCCGGAGACCACGAAATCGACATAAACGCGGGCGAAACCGCGGCTGAATGCGTGCGCGCGGCCATGTCCTGGAACGCGGCGACATACGGCGATTTTTCCGCCGTCGCCTGACGCCGTGCGCCGTGCCGGACGCGTCCGCTCCATGAGGCGGGCGGGCGCGCTCCGGCGGGCGAAACAATCATCAATCAGAGAGAAGGAGTTTTTATCATGGCCAAAAAATTCATTTTGGATATTTATAGTGGCGAAAGCTACGACAAGAAAAAGCATTTCCCAAAGGTCTGCTTTTGGTCTGATGATCGTTGCAGATACTGGGGCTGGATTTATGGCGCGAACGGGGAAATAGAAGGCGATTTTTCGGCAGAATCAATGCAGATCGCAGAAAAGCGGCTTGGCGTAAAGTTTTCGAAGGGCTGAACAATGTACGAGAAACTTGAAGCCGTAATTGTGCTGGCGTGGCTTGCGTGGCCGTTCGTGTGGATGGCCGTGGACTTCTTCCGCGAGGAATGCCGCAGACGCTAAAATCAACCCCAAAGAAAGGAAACAAACCATGAAACAGGAATCAATGAACCTCGAATCTCAGGCGAGCTGTGACTACGCCGAGAGGATTGCGCGAATTACGCCGGAGCGACTTGGCACGATACGGACGGCCCAGGCCGACAGGTCGGCGCGCTTCCACGCCGCGCGGCGGGTGCTGGAGAAGCTCAAGGCGTGGCGGACGGATTACGCCATTTATCCGCTTGAACGGCTGGAGGAAGTCGCGGAGCGTGCGCGGGAAGTCGCGGACGCGAAGTCTAAAAAGAGCGTATAAAGCAAAGAGGGCGAAATTATGGAAAAAGAAATTACACGTTTCGAGGATCTAGAGGAGGCGGGCTACTGCGCCACATGCCTACATTGTCGCGGGATCGATGACAACACCGACCAGTGCATTTGCACGTTAGGCGACAGCCACGCGAACTGGCGCAACAATCCAGGCGACGAAAAATGCCCACGCTGGGAGGCTGATGCGATCATGTGCTCGATCATGATGTGCTAGATTAGCCGAAACGCCGGATGCGTCCGGCGTCTGCGCAGGGGCGGCAACCCGCGCACCGACGAGGCAAGCCAAACAAACAACCAACCGAAAGGAAAAAGAAGATGAACGAAGAAACCACCAACGAAACCCGCACGACAATCTGCCACCCTGCGCCGTCCGGCAAGGGGAGCGCGTTGCGCTTCACGCTCCACCCCGCCCACGGCAACGTGTCCGGCTGTGTCATGTTCGAGATTGCAAAGCAGAAAACAGCCGTTTCTGTGACAGGCGAAACGCCCATGCCCGTGTTCGACTGGGACAACGCGATTGTAATGAAACTCTGCGTGAGCGACCTTGCGCAAATGCTCATGGTCTTTCGCGGGTATCAGGAATCAATAGCCGACGGTAAGGGACTGTTCCACCGCACCGCCACGGCGAACGCTGTAATCAAATTTTCGCACGTGATCGAGCCGCGTCCCGGCTATCTGTTCAGCGTCAGCAAAAAACCGCTTGACGGCAAGTTGACGGATGCGTTTTTCGTGTTCCGCCCCGAGGAGGCGTATTGGTTTTCTAGGGCCCTCGAGGGCGCAATGTCTGCGCTCGTGTTCGGCGTGCCGTCTGTCAGGGCATAACCGCCAACAACCACAAAAAAGCCCATGCCGTAGGATTTCTACGGCATGGGCAGAAAGGATAAGAGAAAATGAGAACGCAAACAGTAATTATCATTCCTTCGGAGCTGGCTGAAAGTTCCGAGAAACTACACGAACTGGGCGGGCCGTCGGATGATTACACGGTGGCGGACGTCGTGAAGGATACTGTGATGATGTACAATCACGTTATTTGGCCGTATGGCGAAATATCCGGGAGCGACTTTGAGCGGCTTCTGCGCAATGTCTACGCGCCGTCGGTGCGTCTTGATTATGCGTGTGCCGCGTGCGCGTGGATTGGTAAGATCAAGCGTACAGGGTCTGGCGTGGAGTGTTCGCCCGTGTTCGCGCCTTGGAAGATGGAGTTACTGAAAGTCTCGGATTATGGCAAGTCCTGGAGGGCCGCGAAATGAGAAACGGAACGGAAAACGGAAAGCAAAAAGGGCACGCGAAGTGCCGGAAAGCGAGTAAGGAAATGAGAAACAGGCTGAGAAATGTTGAAATCAAGGAAAGCGAGGTGCGCGCATGAACTACCTGAAGGAGCATTGGTGCACGTTGTCGCTCATGTCCGCGTCTGTCGCGCCGTTCGCGGGGTGGTGCGCGTGCGACAATCTGCCGACCGTTTCCTGCGTCCCGGTTGCCGTAACTGCCGTGTGCGGCGTCGCGCTGGGCGTCATGCAGTTGTGCGGAATGACGGAGGTGGAATGATGCAACTCTTGAAATGCAAAGCCGGGCAGCTCCTGGCGGAGATAGACGGCGGATATTGGATATTCACGCCGAATCACGGAAAACTGTTCTACGGTTGCGACCGCGAGAAAGCCGTCGCCGCGTGGCGGTGGTATGTCAATCAGGAAATCAGAAAAGGAGAGTGAGCCATGTGCAAACTGTTTATCAGACTATCCAGTTGTCCCGCCAAGGACGTGAAATGCGAAGAGCTGGACTGGAACAAGGAGCAATCGGAGTTGCCGGAATACAACGCGGCGTTTGGCACGTTGCGAATGTACGAGGACGAGGAGGCCGCGAAGCCGGCCGCAAGCCACGCGCTGGACAGGGCGATTGCGGATTGGCAGAAACGGGGCTATGCCCTGCGCTGTGCGCCAAAGACCGTTGACGATGAGCACCACAACTGGCGTCGGATCGCCCGCGTCGGCAAGCCCGGCAAGCCGTCCGTGTGCCTGCAAGTCGTGATTGACGGGCTGGAGGCAAGTTTTGATCCGTGGATGTACTAAAACCACAACGAGAAAGGAACAGACGAAATGAAACTAAACCTAGTTGCGGATTACGTGGTGCCCGGCACGGGCGGAAAGCGGCATGTGGTTACGCTCTGTATTAACGGCAGCGCCAATTTGATGGGGCTAATCAACATGGCGACGCTGAACTTTCCCACAGATTTGGGAGGGTTTGAGAGGGTCCGCCCCAAAACGCTCACGATGTGCGAAAGTGGGAAGAAGGCTGAAGCGGTCGCCATGAGTTGGAGAAGCGACTACAAACGCGACGGGCGTTTGTGGGACTATTCGCCGATTGACGAATATCTGGCGTACAAAGAAGCGGAAGCGGAAAGCGAGGTGGCATGATGAAGAGGGCTGTTTTAGTCTGTTGGACCTCTCGCGGGTATTGCTGTTTGCATTGCGAATATCCGTCAATCGCGGCGGCTCGTCGCGCAGGGCGCGAAATGGTCGATGATGATTTTGCGTTTTCATTCAAAATCTATCCCGTGAAGGCGGCGAAGGAACAGGAAAGCGGGACGGCGAAATGATAGCAGATAAATGCTTTTGCACCGGCATACACTGGGTTATCTACGAAAACGGTTACGCCGGATTCAACTGGTATCACAACGAAATCGAGGCGCGCAACATGCTAAACCGTTTGCGCCAAAATCCGAAAAACGGGAAACTGACGCTGTGCAGGGTGGAAATGAAGGTTGAGGAGGTGGCGAAATGATGGATAGCGCAATCATCGAAGTATGGGACGATGACGACACGGGCGAGTTGATAACCTTGGGGCGCAACGAGGAGGGCGCATTGTGTGCTGACTGTTCGCGCTGCGCCTATTGCGGGCGTTCCGTCGTGTATCAGTGCGCCGGATTCCGGCGGAAGGAGGTGACGAAATGACGGCAGATGAGTATTTCAACATCGCCCTTCCAACGCGCGAGAACTTCCGCAGCTGGACGCAATCGCTCTTTGCGCGGGTCGATGCGCTAAACGCGCGGCTCGTTCAGAAGTACCCGCACCTGTTCAAAACGAAATCGGCGGACGAGTTGCCGCTTGAAATCTGAAAGGGAAACGCCATGAAAAAACTGTACTACGTCCATACTCACCTCGGCAGGTTCGAGACGTGGGCCATCAGCGCGACGAAGGCGATTGCCAATATCCGCTTCCGCCTGTTCGGAGGCCGTTGCGGCGTGTCCACGGCCTATTGGAAGGCGGTGGAAGCATGAACATGAGGGAACAACTGGAAACCATCCGCGAGGCGTATGACCACGCGATGCGCGCGCAGGGGCTTTACAACGCCTACCGTAAGGCCGCAGGCGTGAACGGCACGGCGACGCCGGAGCTTCCGTTCGCGCCGATCCTCGTTGCGCTAACGCACACGGCGGAGGACATCGACCGCAGGATCGCGGAACGCCGCGCCCGGTTCGACGCCGCGCCGGTGCTTCAGGCGACGCTGCGCTTCCGCGACGGCACGACGCGCCGCGTGGCCGTGAGCAAGCCGACGGACGAGATCGACGAGCCGCATATAGGCGAGATGTTCCACGCCGCGCTCGTTAAGCAGGGCGTGGCCGCGTCGTGCGAGGCGTGGCCCGTGCTGGTCGTGGACAGGCGCGGGCGCGTGGCGGGGGAAATCCCGCATGAATCTAAATAGCCTATTCGCGCAATAGACAAACGGCGGCGGGCGTGGTATAATGCCCGCCGCTTTTTTAACCAAGGAGACCGAAAGACGATGAAATCCCAAAAGCCGAAGCTGACCCCGGAGGAATTGAGCCGCATCCGATCTGAGGCGGGACGGAGAGGCGCGCAGGTCACGCGCGAGCGCGGGCACTTCCGGGGCGGACGCCCGAAGGGATCGCCAAACAAGGATCCGGGCGTCCCATCGCGGACGCTGACCGTGCGCCAGTCCGACTACAACGTTTTCGTGCGCTGCGCGAACGCCGCCGACAAGCCCATTGTCTCGTTCATGCACGACGTGGCGGAAAGTCTGAAGAAGAAGAACCCCGCGATCTTCGCGCCGGACGCGCAGACGGTGAGGATGTGAGCGGAATTTTCCAACAATGCCCCCTTGACCCGCGCGGCGGGGCGTGGTACAATGTACGCCGTTTTCGGACAACAGGAAGTAGAACGCCTGCCGAGAACCGAATCGCGGAATCCCTAAACCACGATTGCCCGCCCGAACGGGTCTGTGCGTCCGCGCACACGTTCTACCCCGTTCGGCGCGGGTTTTATCATGCGAATGGAAGTAGAACCCATGAGCAACAGAGAAAAGACGGCGGGAGAGACCGCAAATGCAAGCGCGGCGGGTGCCGCGAAGTTCACAGGAACCGGCTACATCGCGCGGATCGGCATCGACCGGGAAGGCAACTACTGGCTGGCGGACGACGGTAAGGGCATGCTTTCGAGGGAGCTTGTCAATCAAGATGGGACGCACGAAATAACGCCAGACATCTGCAAATGTCTGTTTTCGTCGCCGTTCGAAGCGTTGCGTGCCGCTTTCAACACGCGAAATGACTGCTTGATGAACATGTTCCCGAGGGTCGTGGCAGTTCGGATTGAGGCTACCGTCGTCAAGGAGGTGCGCTATGTCTAAGGTCGCGAAGGACAGAGAGGCGCGCGCGGCGGGTGCCGCACACAACAGGTTCACCGAGGACGGCGACCTCATCTACAGGCCGACGGCGTATCCGTTCGAGGTAGTCGAAGGCTCCGGCTACGTCGTGCAGACGCGGTTGTTCACGGATGAGGCAGGCGTAATCAATACGTCATTCCTCACGGAGGACGGCGGCGAGGCGCTTTTCTCCGATCAAGTACGAATATTCGACGACGCGAAAAGCGCGGCGAAGGCCGCCGCGAAGGTCAAGGACTACCCGGAGGAGCAGGAGGACGGGAACTTCTACCCGCGCGTCCTGAAGGTGCGGCTGTCGTGGATCGTGGAGGGCGTGGCGTTCGAGAGCGTCGTGCGCGACATCGAGGGCGGCGCGAAGGTAAAGGGGGTGGCGTGATGAACGACATCGTATGCTACCCCGGCAACGCGCAGGTTCAGGTCAAATTCGACGGCGAGACCGTCTGGCTTACGCAAAGGCAAATGGCAGAGTTGTTCGGATGCGATACCGACAACATTGGTCTACATCTGAAAAACATCTACAATGACGGAGAAATTGACAAGAACTCAACTACCGAGGAATCCTCGGTAGTTCAAACCGAGGGCCAGCGCACGGTCACGCGGACTGTGACGCACTACAATCTCGACGCGATAATCTCCGTGGGCTACCGCGTCAACTCCAAGCGCGGCGTCCAGTTCCGGCAGTGGGCGACGAAGGTTCTGAAGGAGCGGCTTTTGCAGAACTACGTGCCGAAGTCCGCCGCCGCGCAGTCGCGCCCCTACGGCTACCACCTTCCGGCCAATGCGCAGGAGACCGTGCGGCGCGTCCTCGCGGACAACATCAACCGCGTACTGTCCGAGAACGGCGTGGAGGGCGCGGAGTCCGTGTTCGTCTGGTCGAGCGTGGCGCGGGAGTGGTTGCGCGGCACGTGCATATCCGTCCACGCCGTCCAGACGATGGCGCGCGACGGCAATCTGGACTTCGTGCTGCCTCAGAAGGAGCGGTTCCCGACGTGGGACAAGAAACTGCGCGGGCGCGGCGTGTTCTGCGTGGGATCCCGCGTCGCGCGTGAGCGCATCCAATCCGGGCTGCACGTCTATGAGACTTACATCATCGGGCGCGACAGCGACGGGCGCGTTGGGTGCCTGCGGTTCGAGACGCGCCCGGCGGTGGCGGCGGTTTCGTCTGTTCCAAAGGACGCCCCCGCGAAGATCCCGAAGCGCGTCACGGAGTTCACGGCTCGGCTCGGCAGGGCGCGCGCCGCGCAGGTCGGATTCCTTCGCGGTTCGGACGTGTAGGCGGCGGGGCTGCACGAAACGTAAACGCGGACGTGGACAGGTAACACCCTTTGTCCGCGTCCGCGTTGTTTATGCCGCTATCCTCTAGGCCGTCCTCTTGTTCAGCTCCGCAAGACACTTGGCGCTCAGTTCGTCAACCATCTTGCGGAGTTGTGGCGAAAGGCCCGCGTATGCGGCCTCTTGCCTGCGCCGTTCCGCTTCTTTTGCCTTTTGCGCCATGCCATTTTTCGCCGCGATTGCATCGTCGAGGATCATCCCGCGCAACTGCGCGGACTTCGCCGCCACTTCCGCCTGCGGCGATCTGAGCTGCGCCTCAAGCTGGCGGCATCTCTCTTCCGCCTTGTACTGGTCGTGCCTTGCGTACAGGCTGCGCCCGTACATGAGCAGGGACAGTACGGCGAAAAACGTGATGAAGAATGTTGCTGTCATCATGGTGGCTCCTGGATTTTCTGAAATCAGACACCGCATATTATGCCACAATTCGTTCGTCTTGGCTAGTGCCGATGTTGCGCCGCCGCTCGCGGCGACAACCGAAAGCGCAGTCCACAACGCGCGGTTGCAGGCGAAGAACGCCGCGCTTTTCGCGTAGTCCGCAAGAAGGGTCTTGAGTTTCGCAAAGGTCATTTGTTTTCTCCTTTGGGTTGGTTGTTTACTTTGTCGCTTCGTTGAACTTCGAGATTGAGGCTAAGAGGTTGTTGATCGAAATCGTGGCGCGGTCTGCGCTTGTCTTCAGGTCGGCGATGCGCTTGTTCACGGAGCTCGTCATTTGCTGTTCCTCCGCAACAAATGTTGTCGGCAGCCCAAGCACCCAGTCCGCTGAAACGTGGAAGTGAGAGCAGACGTTGAACACGAATTCCAGCGACGGCTTGCGTTCGCCACGCATATACAGATCAACGGTCTGCGGCGTCATTCCGAGCAACCTTCCAAATTCAAAGTTTGAAAGGTCGTTTTGGAGCGTTTTGATACGCCCGATAACATTTGATAAGTTTTTTAACATTTGCTATTGCCTCCGCTAACAATTGTTGGTATACTATCCACCGCTCCCCACAAAAGGGAGTAGCGGAAGTATAACAAAACGGACTAACCAATGCTAGACAAAAACAGAGGCGGGCGAGCGCCCGAAGCGAAAACGCGGGGCAAGCCCGTGAACATGAAGAGCCGAATCTGGCGCAAGGGCGTGAAGATCGACCGCCGCCGGAAGCCACAGTGCGTCGCCGTCCGCGTGGGCGGCAAGGTGCGCGTGATCGGGCAGTCCGCCGCCGCGAAGTGGCTTGGCATGAGCCGCTGCACGCTCGTCGCCGCCGTCGCGGGGCGCAAGGACATCGCCGCCGAGACCGTCGCGCTCGTCCGCAGGGAGTACCCGGGGCTTTTCAAGGAGGAGGCGAAATGAGCGATCCAATGAGTGATTTTGTCCAAGATGCCGTTAGGGCAATGCTGACCATGTTTCGGGAGGCACCAGACGAATCGTATAAAACTGCCGTGCGTGACTGCATTCATGCTTGCGACTACACTGTGTTAATGTGCGAGAACGGCGAAGAAGTTGCAGTGCCGTTAAACAGCATACTCACATCTTACGGAAAGGATAAGGAGGCGAAATGAGCGACACGCAGGAACGGCTTGACGAGATCGCGGATGCGATAGCGCAGATAAAATCCGCCGCCGAAAACGCCTCTCGCGCCTTGGGCGACGACACGCAGAAGCATGTCATGGCCCTGAATCTCGGAATGATCCTCGGCCTCGCCGTCCGCGCGGAAGGAATCGTGAAGGACGCGAAAAGGTCTGCAAGTGTAATAACAAGCGGTTGCTGAAAAACGAAAGGAACGACAAATGATAACGTCTGCGCAGATGTACTGGCTGACAAGGCTCGACGGAATAAGTTGCATCATAATGACTTGTACCATATTACTTTGTATTGCATATGGTACTGGATTGTTTTTTGGTTTAGTCAGATATCTTGACAATTTTCATTATGGTCCAGACGATAAAGACCTGAAAGCAGCAAAGTCGATGTTGCGATTCATTGCCAAGTATTCTTTCGTCCCGATTGCCGGAATAGTCTTATCGTGCCTCGTCCCAACCACGCGCGAAATGGCGGCGATCCTCATCATCCCGCGCATCGCCAACTCCGAGAAGGTGCAGCAGGCCGGAAACAAGCTTTACGATCTCGCCGTCGAATGGATGGACGAGCTGAAGCCCAGCAAAAACAACAACAAAAAAGGAACAGACAAATGATGACGAACGAAGAGAAGCACCCGAAGACCGAGGACGCGCTCGCCGCGTTCAAAAAGCACAAGGAAGAGTGCAAGTGCGATTGCGCCTTCGACAAGTGGCTGAAGATGCCGTGCGATGATGACATAAAGAAGGCAATCAAGGAAATGCCCAAAGGATTCGGCATGGCATTGGCGGGGATTCTGGCTGGAACGCTAGTCGCAGATGCCCTCGAAAAGGGACTTGCGGACACGCCGAAGACCGTTGCCGACGAGAATTCCGACATCGAATGCCCGCTGTGCCACAAGAAGAACGGGGAGATCGGCGGTGTTTTTACCCCTGTCTTCAAATGCCCTGACTGCGGAGCGATAATAAGTCGCAAGGAAATCGAAGACGAGGACGAGTTCGTCAAGTGGTTCTCGCAGTTCAACAAGAAGCAGGACTAGCCATGGCCAACTATCTCAAGCGGAAATTCGCCTGCTTATGATTTCGGAAAAGTTCATGCCCACTCCGGAAAAGTACCACCATGCCTGACCGACAGCATGTAAAACTAGGACAAGCGGTGACACATCGGAGAGACGATGGCAAATTTCGAGGAAAACGCGAATGGAACACATGAGCAAGTACGCCCGCAAGGTTGCCGCGCGCCGAGAGGAATCTGCAACCCGCGACCGCACCCTTGCGGCAATCGACTTCGCGCTCCGTCTGACGGAGGGCCGGGTGGTTGTCAAGCCGAAGGCCAACAAGCCCAAGCAGCCGCCGCCGGAACCGCGCGGGGCGATTGCAGACCTCCACGGGCTGCCGGAACAATGCTCCATGCTCCTGCGCAACGCGGCATCGCAGCTCCGCACCGCGCTGAAACTCGCCTACGAAATCCAGGATGAGGCCAAGAAGGGGCGACAGGCGGGGGAGGCTTACGCGGTGGTTGGCATCATCGGCCAACTGCCCGACAAGATCGAATATGCGGCGACCCGCGTTGCCGCGATACCGAACAAGAGGAACGGTTGAACCGCAAACGAGGTAACTATGGCAAACTACCTCAAGAGGTCTTTCGTCTGCGACATGCTGCGCGTCTCGCGCTGGCAGTCGTACCAGATCGTCGGCTCGTCCTACGGGCCGCGCATCAGCTCCGACGACGTTCTCGCCGTGATGAACCGCGCGCGTCGTGGCGGCCTCGCCCCGCTCGTCTATCCGGGACTCCCGCACGACCTCCTCACGCCCGAGGAGCTGTCGGCGGAACTGGTGGAATCCGACATCTCCGTGCGCGAGTTGCTCAACTGGACGCGCCGCACGAAGCCCGGCGCGATCCCGCCCCATTTCCACATTACGCGGCGCACGATCCGATTCCCCCGCGCCGAGTTCATGGCGTGGCTAGACGCCCGTTCACGCCTAAAGTCGCTGAAAGTGAGGGTCGCGTAGATGACCGAAGCCGTCGAGAAGCGCGCGATCGCGTTCATTCGCACAATCGGCAACCGCTGCACGTCGTGCCTGCGACGCAACGAGGAGAACTGCCGTCGGTGCATCTCGTCGTGGGCGAACGAGATACTGCATGACTACGAGAACGAGTCAGTGCCACAGCCCGACTACTCGCTTTCCGCGCGGATGATGATGATCGCAGACGCTCTCGACAAGGCCGGGCGTCCGCTCCTCTCGTCCGAGATCGACCTGAAGAAACTTTGCACGAAGCAGCTCAAGCGGTGGACGCTCCAGAAGATGATACGCCTCGGATTCGTGCGCCGCACGAAGACGTGCAGCACGGCGCATTTGTACCGCTATTCGCTCAACCGCAACAAGCCATTTCCAGCATCTGCTGGACAACCCCAAAAGTAAAATCCAAAATGAAAAGAGACATCATGAAACAAACAGCAGTACCGCAGGCGGCGACAACCGCCGTGGCAGTCGCGCCGCAGGGCGGCACCGCCCTCGCGAACATCATCCCGATCAACGGCATGGAGGACATTTCGCGCCTCGGCGTGGCCGTTGCGAAGTCCGGCTGGTTCGGCAGCATCGGGCAGTCCACAGGCGAGATGATCGCAATGACCATGCTCCAGGAGCGCATCAGCCCTGTGACGTTCAAGAAGAAGTATCACGTCATGGGCGACGGTTCGCTCTCCGTGGCAAGCCGCGCCATCGTCAGCGCGTTCAAGCGGCTCGGCGGCAAGATGAAGCTGCACGAGGTCGGCAAGGACAAGTGCGACATCACCTTCAGTTACGACGGCAACGAGCTCCGCTACGCCGTCACGCTACAGGAGTTCATCGACAACGGCGTTGCCGTCTCCGCGAAGACGGGCGTGCTCAAGGACAACTGGGCGAAGTTCAGCGGCGACATGCTCTACGCCCGCTGCTGCTCGTTCGCGATCCGCAAGGTCTGCCCGGAGGCGGACGACGGCCTGTACACGTCAGAAGAGGTCGCGGACTTCGACGATGCGCCCGCCGCGCCGAAGCCGGAGCCGGTCAAGATCGACAAGTCCGAGGTTGTCTCGCGCCTCGCGAAGTCCGAAGCGAAGCCCGTCGCGCCCGTCGCTCCGTCCCATGCTCCCGCTCCCGCCGCAAAGCCGGATGTCGTGGAGGCCGAAGTCGTAGAAACGTCTGTGCATCCCGATCCAATGGTTGAGGCACAAAATAAACTTGAAGCAGCCCGTGCCGCAAAACAGCCAGATCAGCCTGTCGCGCCAGACGTTGAGGTCACCGTCTGCCCAATAAAAGGCAACTTCTTCAACGTCCCCTTCTCCGACATGGAGCCGGACATTCTCATGTTTGTACTGATGCCGGAGACCGCGCAGCGCCACCCCGAACTCACGCCCGCGCACGTCGAGGCCGCGAAGGCCGCCGCCCGCGCAAAGGGAATGGAGGTCTGACATGGGCACGAATAATTTACCAACCTTGCAGAACATGGTCTCCGCGTCCGTCGCGCAGGAGTTGGCCGACACTACCGCCGCCCTCATGCCCATCGTCGCCGTGCAGAACGACGCCGACGCCCGCCGCGCCAAGAACGCCGTCAAGGCCGTCAAGGCCGTCGTGAAGGTGATCGCGGAGACGCGCCTCGCTGCCACGCGCCAGGCCGACGCCTGGAAGAAGCGCGTGATCGAGCAGGAGCGCGAGTTCTGCGCCGCCGCGAACGCCGAGATCGAGCGCGTGGACGAGCTTGTCGGCTCGTATGTCGCCGCGAAGGCGCAGGCCGAGGAAGAAGCCCGCCGCGCAGAGGAGGCGAAGCGCGCGGCTGAACTTGCTGAGGCCCAGCGAGTCGCCGAGGCCGAAGCCGCGCTCACGGGAAAGGAGATCGCCGTGCCCGTGCCCGTCGCGGAAGAGTCGCAGAAGAAAACGCCAATCGTGCAGGGCGTGACCGCCCGCACCGTGTGGACGTTCGAGATCACGGACGCCGACGCCGTCCCGCGCGCCTATTGTACGCCGGACGAGAAGGCAATCCGCGCCTACATGGACGCGGCCAAGAAGTCTGGCGCTTCCATCGAATCCCTGTCCATTCCAGGCGTGACATTCCGCAAGGAAATCCGCGTCTGAATTTCGTGGGCGGCGGAGAAGGTGTCTCGCCGCCGCCCACGAACCTTAAAACCAAGAGCCACCAGCAGAAAAAACAAAGAAGAAAGAAGCAAACCATGAGCACAGCAACAGCAACAATCCCCGCCCCGAAGAGCAAAACCTACCGCGACCTCTACGAGGGCCCCGCGACCATCGTCTCCACCGACGCGACAGATCTCCGCTTCACGGACGGTCTGACCGACGAGGAGGCCGCCGCCGGATTCCTCGTCGTCCTGCGCGTCCAGCCGAAGGACGACAAGATGAGCGCGCAGACCATCGAGCTGGAGTTCTCCGACCGCGAATGCCGCCAGAAGAACTACATCGGCAAGAAGCAGAAGGACGTGACGCGCGACGAGCTTTTCGCGCACAAGCTCATTTCCGGCGCGGACGCCGCCAGCGCGAACGTCGCGGAAATCTTCGATGAGTCCGTCAAGGGCAAGGAGATCATGGTGCGCGTCACCGAGACCACCGACCCCACCAAGGAGCCTAATAAGCAGAAGCGCGTGAACTGCTACCTCTCCAGCCGCCCCCCCGCGCTGTCCGCCGCCGAGCGCGCCAAGCGCATCGCGTTGCTCACGGGCAAGCCCGTGCCCGCAACGCCCGCGCCGACTGCCGCCGCGCCCGTCACGGCCAACCCGTTCTGATTTGAGTCCATGCACTCATAAAGAAGCCCTGCAACTAAAGGCAACCCGTCCAAAGGTAGGTTCCAGCCATGCACGTCGTGATCGATAAGAGAGAGCAGCAGCCATGGGTATTTCCCGAAGGAGTGGAAGTCTCCGTCGGGACTATACGCCAAGGCGACTACGCCCTCCGTGGAGACAATGCGTTTTCCATTGAGCGGAAGTCACTTGCCGACTTTCGCGGCACGGTCGTGCGTGGCTGGGACCGTTTTCGGCGCGAACTTCTCCGCATGGATCTCGCGGGATTCGCGCAGAAGGTGATAATCGTGGAGGGCGATTTCGCCGACTACTGCTTCAAGGAACTGCCCGACGGCGAGGGCATCGAGGAGCCGTCCGCCGGAGCGGACGAGGTTTTTACGCCGTCGCTTGCCGCGCGCCGCGTAGCCGAGCTAACCATCTTCCACCGTGTTGCCGTCCTCTTCGCCCGTGACGAGGGCATCGCCGCCGCGCTTGCGTTCCAGATTCTCCTCCAGCGGCAGAACCAGCTCACGGGCATCGTCAAACTTCCGAAAGACCAATGATCTCGTCCGCCACACAGACAATCTCCTGCACCGTCTCCCGCGTCGTCCATCCGCGCGAGCCGTTCACCGACGGACAGCCCCGCTTCTGCGTCCTGCTCACGTCCATCGGCAAGGCCACGGGCATGCTGCCCTTCTACCCCGAATCGGGGATGCGTCTCAAGCTCACTGGCGAACGCCGCGAGTGGAACGGCGAATTGCAGTTTCGTTTCTCCCGCGCCCTGCACGACGCGCCCGCAGACCCCAAGGCCCTGCTCGATTACGTCGCGACCATCGCGAAGGGCGTAGGCCCCAAGACCGCCGATAGGATTTGGGCGGACTACGGCGCGGACTGGCAAGCGCACATCGACGACCTCAAGCCGTCCGTCTCGCTCGCCCTGCGTCGCACGATGGACGCGCTCGCCGCGAACAAGGCGCGCTTCGACCTCACCGTGTACATGGTCTCCATCGGTGGTTCGCCGCGCATGGCGGACGCCGCGTGGGCCGCATGGGGCGAGAACGCTTCCGCCACCATCGAGGCAAACCCCTACCTCCTCGCCACGCTCCCCGGCATCGGATTCAAGACAGTGGACGGCGACATCCGCCGCCACTTCAAGATCAAGGACGAGGACATCCGCCGCGCCGTGGCCGCGATCGACTACGCCTTGCGCGAGCTGATGGAGCAGTCCGGCGATTCCGTCGTGCGGCGCGACTCGCTCTATTCGCAGTTCCACGACCTCGGCATCTCCCGCGCCGTCGCGTCCCTTGCGCTCGCCAAGCTTATCCGTTCCGGGCGTATTCGCTACATCGGCATGGACATGGTGACGACGAATGCCGTTGCGACGCATGAAGGTGACATCTACCGCTACATCACTGATCACATTTCCGAACCGCAGAAGTTGTCTATTCCATACGATGCGATTCGGGATATTGAGTATAAGTTTGACGATTCTCAAATTCTCGCCATCTCTGCCGCCACCTCCAACCTCGGCCTTACCGTCATCAACGGCGGCGCCGGCGCGGGCAAGACAACCATCATCAAAGCCATCTGCCGCATCCTTGAATATCGTGGCTGCGCCGTTTCGCTCTGCGCGTTCGCGGGCAAGGCGGCGGCGCGTCTGCGCGAGGCTACAGGCCACCACGCATCCACCATCCACTCCATGCTCATGTACTCCGGCGACGGCCTCGGCTTCACCGCCGGGAACCTGCACGGGCGCACGGTGATCGTGGACGAGGCTTCGATGGTGCCGTCCGCCCTGCTATACGAGATCACGAAGCGCGACCCCGAACGGCTCATCCTCGTCGGCGACCAAGCCCAACTCCAGCCCGTCGGCATCGGCTCGCCGTTCCACGACGTTATCGACACGTTGCCGACAGTTGTTCATACTCTGACGACGTGCTATCGCAATAAGGAGGCCGTGTTTGCCGCCGCCGCGAAGATACGCAATGGCGAAATGCCGTCCGAGGGGAAGTCTGCGCGCGAGGAGTTCGCCGTCCGCCGATTCGATTCGCCCGAAGCCGTCCATGCGTTCATCGAGGAGGCTGTCAAGGCGGGCGAGATAGACTTCGACCAGGACCTCGTTCTCTCCCCACGCAACGGCGAGGGCGAGGAGCCCGCCGCCGCCACGGTGAAGTCGCTCAATGCAAGCATACAGGCCATCGAGAATCCGCACGAGGACGGCGTGAAGTTCATGCCGGAGGACCGCGTGATGTGTACCAAGAATTTTCCGAAACTGGACATCTGGAACGGCACGACGGGCTGGATCACCCGCGTTGACCGCGACGGCAAGCCCTTCTTCCTTCCCGACGACGCCGATTCCGAGTACGACGAAATCCGCCTGGGCGAGAAGGAGCAGCAGCAGGCCATCGCGCCCGCGTGGTGCCTCACCGTACACAAGGCGCAGGGCTCGCAGTACCGCGACGTTTACGTGGTCTGCCTCCGCCGCGACGCGGCCCGGCTCTTCGACCGCTCCATGCTCTACACCGCCGTCACCCGCGCAAAGCGCAAGTGCGTTCTGCTGTGCGACGACGGCATCGACCGAATTATCGGCGCGGTCCGCCGCCGCCGCACGTATCTTCAACTGCTCTTCAAGGGAGAGGCGTGATGGCGGTCGCAATCTACGACTTCAACGAGATCAAGCGGCGCGTGACGTGCGAGGACTACCTCCGCGAGCGCGGCGTGAAGGTCAGCGCGGGACGATGCGCCGCCACATGGCGCGGCGGCAAGGGCCAGAACGTGTCCATTGACGGCGCAGTGTGGCACGACTTCAAGACGGACGAGGGCGGCTCCGTGCTTGACCTCTGCAAGCGCGTCGAGGGGCTTTCTGACTTGCAGGACGCCGCCCGCGTCCTCGGGGAGCGCTTCAACGTCGAGCCGAAGATCAAGACGCACAAGTCCACGCCGCTCGTCACACGCGCGCAGAAGCTCCTTGAAGCCGGCTACGTGCTGCAAGAAACCTATTGCTTCGAGGACATAGACGGCAAGCCCGTGTACTACGTGGACCGCTACCGCTGGCCCAATCCATTCATCGAGCCGCCGGACGGCAAGGCGAAGGAGTTCGTGCAGCGCACCACGGAGCACGAGGGGCTTGACCCAGACACGCCGCACCTTCTCTACCACCTTCCCGAAGTCGCCAAGGCGCAGGAGGTGTTCATCGTCGAAGGCGAGAAGGACGTTGAAACCCTGCGCAAGTTGGGGTTCGTCGCCACAACTAACTCCGGCGGTGCGTCCAAGAGCGGCTCGTCCAAGTGGCCGGCGGAACTCAACGCCTGGTTCAAGGGCAAGGACGTGACGATCATCGCGGACAACGACGACCCCGGCAAGGCCCACGCGCAGAACCTCGCCGCCATGCTCGCGCCCGTCGCGAAGTCTGTCCGCTGGTTCGTCATATCTGCGCTCCCCAAGGGCGACGTGACCGACTGGGTGGAGAAGGAAGGCGGCACCGCCGAAGCCCTCCGCGCCGCCGTAGCCGCGCTCGTTCCCGTCGCGAAGCCAGACGACGAGGCCGCCGCCGTCGCCGCCGCCAAGCTCGCGAACGAGACGGCGCTGACGAACTATGTCTGGACGGGCGAGGGAAAGAAGCGCAAGCCCGCGCCGATCAAGATTCTCGACATCGTGAAAGACATTCATACGCGCTTCCTCGGATTCCCCCGCCTCGTCGGAAGCACGCTCTTCGACCACGACAGGGACACGAATGAGATCAACGAGCTGAAGAAGGAGTATGACCTTTTCTCGTGGATGCAGGAGAAGTCCGGCCATCCGATAGACTGGGAGCGCGGAAGCCGCTTCACGTCGCGCCTGGAACTCTATTCGTCTCTCGTCCGCAACTCCGCTAAGTACGAGCGCATTTCCGACATCCCCGACTGGCCGATGCGCAGGGACGTCTATTATTCCTACCGCGACAAGCTCGTCCCCACGAATGGGCACGAAGCCTTCGACAAGATGGTTTCATTTTTCCTGCCCGACGGGCGGCTCAACGAGATTCTTCTTCGCGCGTTCGTCCTCGCCGTCATGTACTACAGGCCGAACATCCCACGCCCCTGCTGGATCATCGACTCCACCAACGGACAGGCAGCAGGCAAAACTACGCTCGTTGACATGATCAATATCCTCTTTAAGAATGAATCCATCAGCGTCCCGATACGGATGCTCGACTTCCAGCCGGACGAGGTGTGCAAGCGCATCGTGTCCTTCCAGGGTCGAAAAGCGAGAGTATTTCTGCTTGACAACGTGCGCGGCAACTTCTCGTCCTCGTTCTTCGCCGATCTCGTCACGCGTAACTCCATTGCCGGGCGCGCTCCATACGGCGAGGGGCACGAGACGCGCCCGAACGACCTCACCTACGTTATCACGTCCAACGCCGCACGCGTCGATTCCGACATCGCGTCCCGCGCGTTCACCCTCTATCTCCGCAACCCGAAGGTTTTCGACAAGGGCTGGCGCACCAAGTTCTTCGACTTCATCCAGCAGTTCCGCTATTCCGTTTTCGCCGACTGCATCGACATCCTCGACGGCCCGTCCTTCTGCGACCGCGACGCCGCGCTCACGCGGACGCCCGAGTTCGAGTACGACGTGCTGGGCAAGGTCTGCTCGTCGAAGGAGGAGTACCGCGACGTGGTGGACTTCATCATCGAGACGCGTAAGAACATCAACGTGGAGAACGAGCTTGCAACGCTCGTCCAGGAGACAATCGAAATGCGCCTCGACGAAATCCTGAAGGCCGAGGGCGCTCACACCAACAACTCCATGCCGCAGCATCACGACATGGTTTGCGCGTGGATCCGCACGGCAGTCGTGGACTTCTGGCTAAAGAAGCAGTACCACGTTGACGTGCAGACGCTCCGCAACATGGTGGACACGGGCAAGACAACGCGCTTCCTAAAAGGGTTAAAACGCTATCCCAAAAGTTCAAGCACCGAAATCCGCGCCTCCGGCATCCTATACGTCGGGCGCAACCCGACGTGCCAGTACGTCCCGATCATCAACATGAACAAGGAGACTTCGGCCGGCCTCCTTCCCGGCAACGGATGGTTCCTCGACCCCGACACCGTGCGCGAGGCGACCGCCGCCATGCGCCAGGGCGTCTCCGTGACGATAGACGCGGAATCCTCCGCGCCGGCGGCTCAAATTCCCGCGTCCGCCGAACAGCCCGCCCTTCCCGTCGCTGACGCCGACGACATCCCTACGGAGGCGCTTCCTCTATGAACATACGAATCTACCACAACAGCCGCAACGAGGCGGCGTCAACCGACGGCGCGCGCTGGTGGATCGGTACGGCCACGGACGAGCGGTCAATCGCGCTCGGCGAGTTGCAGCCTGTGTCAACGCTCTTCCCCGAAACGGACGGAGGAATCTGCCACGCGACGGTCGCGAAGGCCCGCGCCGTGTTCATGTCCGCCCTGCGCAGGTCCGCGCCAACGGTCGCGCCGAGCGACGACGCGGAGCGCGCTATCCTCCGCGCGGCGTGGGACGATGCAACGAAGTACGCGGAATCTCACGATGTGTTCGGCGTCGGCGTGCCGGTGTTCGACGGGAAGATGCTGCTTGTCGGCACGGCTGACGCGCTCTGCAATGATGCCAAAGGCGAGTTTACGTATTGCTATGCGCCGGACGGCTACAGGTGGGCGGGCGAGATGAACGCTGTCGTGCGGATGCTCCATCGCGGGCTTCCGATAGACGCGGAGGATGACCCGCACGGAACATACACACTCCGCGAATTGTCGCGCGCGCTGTTGGCGGTCATCAACCGAGACAACACGGAGTGGTGTGCCAACAAGCAGAATCAGTTTTGACAAACAAAAAGGAGACGCAGAAAATGATCGAACTCACAAAGACTAAACTTGCGATGGCGAACGAGATAGTCCGCCTGCGGCGCGCCCTGTCGTGGGCGTGGCTTGCGATAGGCGCGCTTTCGCTGACAACAATAGGCGCGTGCGTCGCGATGGTGGAGATCGCGCGGCATTGAGAGATTTCCCCGTCCGGGTGGGCGGGGGCCGTCCGCGCGTGGCCGACACGCCGGATAGCGGATGTGCGGTGGGTTGGTGTTTTCCCCATGCGCGCGGGCGGCTTGTTTTTGAACGAGGAACGAGAAAGGCAAAAGATGAAGTGCAAAAAAGCAGAGAAATGGACGGACGTTGCAACGCTCGTCGCGTCCGTTGTCCAGTCTGTGATATGCGCGACAACAGGCAGGTGTCACGAAATGCTTGCTTGGGCGTGTGTCGCGATGTGGGTGTGCATTGCCGCAATACGCCGCAGTACACGAGACACGCTATACGGGCGTTGGCTGAATGCCGTAGGTGGGCCGAAGGAAGGCGAGGTGGCGGAATGATCGACACGAGCATAACGGACGCGGCATTCGAGGACGGATTGGCCGAGCGCCGGCATTCAAGGACGCGCAAGCGGCAGACGTGCGACACGTGCGCGCACTACGGGTGCTGCGCAGACCTGCACAACTGCGGAGGGATGCGATGGGAGGAGGCCGAAGATGGAACTGACAACTGAAATCTGCGTCTATAGCAACTGGGACGGAAATGAAGTCGCAGATCGCGCAAAGCGTTTGAAGAACGACATCAAGGCGTTTGCGAAGATGCGGAATTGCGCGTTCTGGACGGAGGGTTCCGACAAGGACTCAACTCATTGCATCGTCGTCCGCAGTTTCATGGGAGACATCGAGAGCGGTCTATACATCGAGAACGCGCGGATAGAAAAAACGGTCTTTGGATGGTGCAACGAAGTGGCGGCATTGTGCAAGGACGATCCGGACGAGGGCGACGGAGAGTTTGAGCACAAGACGATGAGGGTTGAAATCTGCGACTTGGAGAACGATGGCGGGTTGCAGGTAATCTGCTATGACAAGAAAGGAGAGGACATGGGAATCCGCGTCCTGCCGATTTACAAGCCACTGGAGATTGAAAGCGAGGCCGAAGATGGCGAATAAAAAATACGAGTTCACAGGCGAGACCCGATTAGTCGAAGGCCGAACCCTCCACAGGATTCGCGCGATCATCACTTTTTCGCATGTAGAAGTTGGCGAAATCGGCGGGTGGATTGAGACTGAAAGCAATCTATCGGTGTCCGGCGACGCGAGGGTGTACGGCAACGCTTGGGTGCACGGCGACGCGAGGGTGTACGGCAACGCTTGGGTGCACGGCGACGCGAGGGTGTACGGCTACGCTTGGGTGCACGGCGACGCGAGGGTGTACGGCGACGCGAGGGTGTACGGCAACGCTTGGGTGTCCGGCGACGCTTGGGTGTCCGGCGACGCTTGGGTGCACGGCAACGCGAAGGTATACGGAAACGCGAGGGTGTCCGGCGACGCTTGGGTGTCCGGCGACGCTTGGGTGTCCGGCGACGCGAGGGTGCACGGCGACGCGAGGGTGTACGGCGACGCGAGGGTGTACGGCAATGCGGATTACATCGTCGTAAAGAACTGCTGGAGTTCGATGCGATGGTTCACATACACGCGGTCAAACAGGAAGTGGAAAGTCGGGTGCTTCTATGGGACAGGCGATGAGCTTATTAAAAAAGCATACGCCGACAGCGAGAAGTCTGGGAAGTGCTACGAGGCGATTGTGCGGGCGGTCGAGGCGATTGAAGCGGCGACGAATGAGAAGGAGGCCGAAGGTGGGGAACAGGAGGAGGGCGAAAATGCGACGCGCAACTGAAAGGATGCTTGCATTTGCAAGAGACATCGCCACGGGGTTGGACTTGGAACTCCCAAAAACGACCGATGCAGATGGTTGGATTGTTGACGATGAATCGTTTGACGCAATCAGCGAGTTCATCGCAGAGAACAGGGATGATTACTATTTCTGGAAGAGAGGTTGACTATGAGTGACGAGAGCGTGAAGCTTGAGACGCTGACGGACATCGCGGATTGGTTGCGCGATCCTAAAATCAAGAGCCCGATGCGAAAGACATGGCGGGAGGTACTGGCCAATCGCCTGGAGAAGGTGGCGAAGCGCGCATACGAGGAGATAGATAAAGCGGTGACAGGAATCGAGGATGCGTCGTCGAGTGAGAAAGACGACGTGCGCAAGGTGATGGAAAGGACAATCGGTGATTATTATGAGTGATAGTGCATATACAAGTGGGTGGCTTGTAGATAAAGAAAAGGAGGAGGGTGCAAGAGCAACACTTCGCAAGGCGTTGTCTGAAGCAAATTTCGAGTATTATTGCGCGAACTACGCAATCGCAACGGCGCAGCCAGAACTAGAAGAGTGCCCATTCTGCAAAAACAAGCTGGTATATTTGCGTGAAGATTATGGTGATGCTTATGTGCATTGTCCAAAATGCAACGCGAGGGGTCCTGGCATATATCTGTTCAGAAATGAATTGGGGTATCTTAAAGCATTGGAAAAAGCGGTGAACGGATGGAACAGGAGGGCCGAGGCATGAAGAAGCTGAAGAGAAGTGATTGTGCGGTGCTATATCTCGGTTTGAAGCACTACTGGTATCGGATGATCGAAAGCGGCGTGAAGAAGGTAGAGTTCCGGGAGGCGTCGCCATATTGGAATGTTCGCATCAATAATTGGTCGAGACGGATGCCAGGGAAGACGCCGGTCCTGGAGTTCCAAAGCGGGTACGGAAGGTTCTCGCCGAGGATGTGGTTCATCGCCGGGAGAGGCGAGGGCGTGGTATTCACGTACAGCGGCGCCGACGTGCCGGTGCAGCACAGGGAGCTGGGCGAGTTCCAGAAAGCGCGATACGCGCTCTTGATCGGCGAGAGAGTGATGTTGGAAGGATAGGAGCAATGAACCAATGAGAGAGAAAGACCAAGAGACGCAAGTGGACATCATAGCGGAGATGCGCATGGGAAATCCAGTCGGGCCGTGCGCGTACAGGATCGGACTCCCAGACAAGGAAGAGGTCTATGAAAGCGGCGCTAAAATGCGCATCACGATGATCAAGAACGTGACCGTGCAGGAGCTGGCTGACCGGTTGGAGGCGACGGAGAAGAGGAAGAAGGCACAGCACGGCAACGCGGCGAAGATGCGCGAGGCGCTGGCAACGCTGCGGAAGCGGTTCGATAATAACACGATGGCATACCAAGACCGCTACTTCAAATTCAGCGGGTGGCATTGGCACAAGAAGGCCAAAGAGGCAGCGCGGTGGCGCGACGTGTTCCACGAACTGCGGGAAGTGTGTGACGCCGCCCTCTCCGCGCCCGCGAGGAACTGCGACAAAATGCCAGACATAGACAATCTAACCATGCACGACCTCGCAAATAGTCCGTGCAAATCAACTCTGGAGTACGCCTCTCGTGAGGAGCTGCTTGCGCTGGCGCGTTGGCTCCTCACCCCGGCGGCGGAGCGGGAAGGCGGGAATGAATGAAGATGAAGATTACTTTTCAAGCAGGGATTCACGTTGTCGAATCTGAAACGGATTGCAATCCGGCTGATATGCGCCGTGTTTTCAATGCGCTAATTGCGGAAGTTGACAGGGCAATGACCATTGTACTTCACCGTGAGGAAGGAGCGGAGAAATGATTTACATTGCAGGGCCAATGCGGGGATTGCCGCATTCCAATTACCATTCATTCCGCGCGGCGGCGGAGCGGTTGCGCGCCGTGGGGCACAAAGTACAGAATCCCGCAGAGATCGGGGAGCGTTTCGGCGGCATTGACGAACTGCTTTCAAATGACGCCACGCTTGCCGCGTGCGTGAAAGAGGAATTGCGCATCCTGGCGGAATGTGATTCTATCTATCTCTTGCACGGATGGCAGTATTCAGAGGGCGCACGCGCCGAATTGAAGCTTGCCATTGAAAAGGGATTGGATATCTTCCTGGAGCCTGATTATCCATAAAGGAGATCAAATGTGGAAAAGCCGAAATACTCGCTGCACCTTTTCGCCGGAGCCGGAGGAGGACTGCTCGCCGACATCATCGACGGGATACGCCCCGTCTGCGCCGTCGAAATCGAGAAGCATCCCCAGCGCATCCTCGCAAAGCGGTTCCCCGACCTCGCAATCTGGGATGACGTGCGGACGTTCCGCGCCGACAATCCGGACTGCGCGGAGGCGTTCACGCAACTTCGCGCTCACGCCGACGAACTTGTCATTGCCGGAGGCTTCCCGTGCCAGGATATCAGCTGCGCGGGACGCGGCGCGGGCCTACGCGGAGCGCGTAGCGGCCTATGGCGAGAGTATGCGCGTATCATTGGCGAGATACGACCGCGATTCGTGTTCGTGGAAAATTCACCCATGCTTATTCGGCGGGGACTTGGCGACGTTCTCGGAGGCTTGGCCGCGATGGGGTATGATGCTGCGTGGTGTGTCGTGTCGGCTGCCGACATGGGAGCCATGCACCTGCGCGAGCGGTTCTGGCTCACGGCCCGGCGCATGGCCGATGCCGACGGTCCACGGGAATAACAACTACAAAGGCGCAAGCGCAAAAAGCGGCGATGGGCTGATGACGGTGGTTAGACGCAAAGAGGAAATGATACCTTCGCCACAGGCAAGGGATAGTCATGGCGGTACGGCGCGTCCGCATGGCTGGGCGAAGTCCGAAGCGGGTGAGCAGCGCAACATCAACGACTTTGTGCTGCGTTTTCCGACATCTAAAGCGAGAGACGCCATCAAGTGTTCGCCCGGGCAAAAGCCGCGAGACGACTTGAAATGCGCCGTCGAAATTGGCACGACGAAATCAGCGACATATCCGACGCCGCGAGTCAATTCATTGTGCGGCGGTACGGGCGCATGGAACGCGATCCAGAATAATCCGAACCTCACCGTCGAAGAAAAACGCGGCATGACATCTACACACGGCCTGCTTAACCCCGACTGGGTGGAATGGCTCATGTTCTGGCCTGTCGGCTGGACTAACCTCGATACGCCGAACCACCGCCTCGTCTGGCTCGACCCGTCAATCGACCCCGCCGATTTCGATGACGGCGCGAGGATCCCTATAATCACTACGCGCCGCGAGAACCGTCCCGCGCGCATCAAGGAGTGTGGCAACGGGCAGTTCCCCCTCTCCGCCGTTGCCGCGTTCTTCTGGGGCCTCTGCGTTTTGGAGGTCGTAGTATGAGAGCGGTGAGGACGAGAGCCATAGTCAAGGCGATATTCAGCAAGGAGTAGTGATGTACGCAGACGATGAAGAGTATTATCGCGCCACGACGATCACCGCCGTCCCGACGATCGAACTTCTCGATGACATCATGCTTCCGCCGACCAAGCTCTTCAAGCTCGGCACGGAGTATGGCATACGCGATGCGTCAAAACGCCACGACGAGCTTGCCCGTCGCAAGTACGTCAAACCCTTCAAATGGTTCAAGTTCAACCGCGCACGAAAGGCAACCGCAAAATGATGAGAATGACTAAATTCACGCTCACGCACAAGCCGTCACATTCAGAAGTGGTCGCTCTCGCCATACGTTCATGGCCCATGCCGTGCGTTATAGAAGTTGTTCGCCCGATACCGTACAGCACAGACTGGTTCTACATGTACCGCGAGCGGGTCATCCCCAAGTACATGAGACGCTATCTCAACAAAGGAATCAAGAGAAACCACAGGAGAAAAATGCCATGAATTGCGACCATTGCGAATCTCGCCACGGATGTTCGATCAGGAAAGCGCACGACGATGGGACGGCTGTCTTTTCGTGCGGCATCGACTTCGGGCGCGACAAGTCAGAGACCGCGATACTCGAATCGCGCAGGGGCAAATTGGCTGTGAGATACGAGTTGATCGACGATTCGCGTCTGCGCTCGTGCCGCGATTGGTTTGACGAGGAAATAAAGAAGCGGCTGTCGAAGTTCTTCGCCAAACGGGTGAAAAAGGTCGAGGCCGATGTTCTTGCATGGATCAAGCGCAACCCGCTATGCTACACGAATCCGTGCAGGGCGATTCTTGACGGAATCTGCTGCGCCACAACGCCTGCGATATATCCGCATGGCAACGTGCTTGCCGAGCGACACGACGTATCGGAGTTCTTTCTCCGCTTCCCCCGCGCTCTGCCAACCGAGCTGAAAGGAATCGCAGTATGAAAATCCCCTCTGTCTCTCTTCTTCTCCTGATGATTCTCGGGCACCTCGTCGCCGACTACACCTTGCAGGGCTGGCTCGCCTCCGGTAAGCAGAAGAAATGGTGGGACGGCCAGTTAAAGGACGCGCCCGACTCCGTGAAGCGCAAGTACAGGAACGACTACAAGGTCGCCTTGATCTGCCACTCGCTCTACTGGTCGATAATCGTGTGCCTGCCGCTGCTGTTCCATCCTGCGTTGTTCACGATAAATGCCATCGGCCACGCCGCATTGCATTATCTGATCGACGACGCGAAGGCGAACAAATTAGCAATCAACCTCGTTGAAGACCAGGCTTTTCATTTCGTCCAGATTCTTTCGGTCTGGCTTGTCTGTGTAATTGCATGAAAGGAACTTCCCTATGAACAAATCCAACATCATAAAAACCAACTTCGACCGAAAGGTGTTGTCGTCAAGTGACACCAACGTCTTCAAGTTCGTCTTTACAAAACCAGACGTTGCCGTCGAGGCCGTCCTCTACCGATACGGTTCGTTTCGCAAGCGAACGGTCATCTGCTGTTCGACGCAATGCGGATGCCCCGTGGGATGTTCCTTCTGTGGCACGGGGCGCGGATTCGTCCGTTCGCTGTACTCGGACGAGATAGTCGATCAGATACAACAGGTGATGGAGATTGTCGAGAAAGATTGCCCATCTTCGGAAATCGAGAAGTTCCAGATAATGTTTATGTCGATGGGCGAGCCGTTCCTGAACTACGCAGGACTTCACCTGGCGATAGTTGCGCTCCATGACATGTACCCCAATGCCCAGCTTCTCGTATCGACTTCCGCGCCGAAAAAGATGATTGATGAAGTTGACTTTCGCACCTTCACCGATCTTTCACAAAGGATTTCTGAAATCGGCATTCAGTTCTCGGTACATGAAAGCACGGATGAGGCGCGGCGCAAGATCATCCCGACCCCTACATGCAGCCTTGAGCAGATTGCCCGGCTCGGAGAAACCTGGGCGGCGCACACGTCGCGCAAGCCGTTCTACAACTATTGCGTCCATGTCTGGAACTCGAGCGACGCGGACGTTGCGCGGCTTGTGTCCCTGTTCAATCCGGCTGTATGGGAAACGACGCTTTCCGTGATATGCGAGAAAGACGAAACCGTAAAAGCGTCTCACGAGCGCCAGCTTCCGTTGATACGGGATTTCTCGCGGAGGTTGCTTGAAAAAGGCGCGTCCGTGAGAATTTTCAACCCGGCCGGACAAGACGACATCGGCGGCGGATGTGGACAGCTTTGGTTTTTTCAGAAATGGCTACGTGAACACGGAGGCAAGTAATGAGAAAGAAGAAACCCATAAAGAAAATGACCCTGCGCGGATGCCAGACCGCACTCGGGATCGCAAGACGTAAAATGCGCGATGCAGAAGCTCGTCATGAGACACGCTATCAGCTCGCGTTAGAGAACATTAGACTCCTTCGGCAAGCCCTTGGCGAACCCGACCCAGGGTTTGGAATGCGCGACTATAAGCAATTCAATGTTGACATCGCGCTTGACAGGCGCGAGTTCTGGCCGTTACCTCCAATCCACATCCACATCACGCCAAAGCGCGAGTTGTTCAATCCATACAGCGATGCCATTCCGTACACGTTTAAAATGTACATTCCAAGGGACGAGGTACTTGATTATCGAACGGCGAGGATAGTCCACAACGCCCTGCACCAGCTCGTTGACTTCGCAGAGATGCGTCCGAACACGGAGGCGAGCGAGAAATGAACAAATCCTATAACATGAACATCGACACCGGCGAGAAGACATGGCTCACCCCGCCGCACATCATCGAAGCCCTCGGCCCGTTCGACCTCGACCCGTGCTGTCCGCCGACGATGCCGTGGCGCACTGCGACGCGCATGGTGCATTGGCCGGAGGACGGCCTGAATGTGGACTGGACAGGCAAGCGCGTTTGGTGCAATCCGCCGTACGGGCGCGACGCCGTGCCGTTCCTCCGCAAGATGGCGGAAAACAAGACGGGGGGTGGGATTTTGCTTATATTTGCGCGGACTGACACCTCCGCGTGGCAGGACTATATATTCCCGTACGCAAGCGGCGTTCTGTTCCTTCGCGGGAGGCTGCGCTTCCACAGGCCCGACGGAACGCAAGGAGAGACGGCTACGGCGCCCTCTGCGCTCGTCGCGTACTTGGATCGGGACTTCATGCGTCTGCGCGAGAGCGGGCTTAGAGGCGCGTTTTTGCGCGTCTCGAGTTATGCTTTAGGCGGCAGTATCGCGAAGTAAGCCTCGCCCTCCGCGCGCAGCTCCACGCCGTTGTAGTTCCGCGCGCGCACGTCGTCCGTGTTGCCGACTATCGCCGTCAGCGCGTTCGCGTCGTGGTGAACGGCCTCGAACATCGTGATGAACGTATGACGCCCCGCGTTCTTCGTCAGCTTCGCCTTCGCCGCCGACGCCGCGTCAACGAGGTGCCGGCGGAACTGCTTGTTCCTCGTGGTGGCTCCGTCCATGAAGTCGAACGCGCGCATCCACGCGACGGCCTGCTCGGGGATGGTGAACGCCCTCGGCTTGATCCCCTTGCTGACGCCCTTCGGGATTCCAACGCGGATCGTGCGTTCGTCTATGCTTATCCTGATTGCGTGCTCGCCGAGTGGAGCGCGGTCGATTTCGCTCTGGCGCATCCCGCAGAAGAACGACAGGATGGCGCATGCGAGGTCCGCGCGTCCGCACGGAGAGTCGCGCCTGTTCCAAAGCTCGCCGAACAGCTTCTTCACGTCCTCCGCCTTCATGTACTCCGGCTGCCGGTACGGAATGACAATCTTCTTCATCCCGTCCAGCGGGTTCTCGCGAAGGTACTTCTGCTCGACGTTCGCGCACCACGAGACGAACGCTTTGATGTTGCCGAGGTGGTTGTTGTACGTCACCCACGAGCCGATGTCGCCCTGCCTGTAGAAGCCGTCCACAAGGTACTTCTTGACTTCCGGCGCGTTGATGTCGGACACGGGCCTCGCCTCTCCGAACGCGCTCACGAACGCTCCAACGCGCAGGCGCACGTCCTTCTTGTACGGCTCGCTCTTGTCCTGCACGGCCTTCGCGTAGCCGGCATACGCCTCGCCAATCGTGACGGACGGCGTCTCCTCCCTTTCAGGCTCGCCCGCGAGCACGATCTTCGCGCACTCCACGAGCGTCATGCTACGCCCGCTCTGCGCGATCATGTCAATAGCCTGCTTGGCGTCCATCGCCTGGTATCGCGTCAGCACGGCCCCGGCCTCGCCGCTCTGGTCAAGCGTCTTGTAGAACTCGGCTATCTTCTGCTTCAGCCTCTTCTCGTTCGTCGCGGACTTGCGCACCGGCTTGCCCGTGAAAGGGTCTGTTCCGAAATACGCCTCGTAGATGGCGTACCCACCCTTCTGGACCCTCGCCTTGACCGTGGCAAGAGCCTCGTTTTTCGGCAAAAAACTCATTTTCAACTCCTGTTTTTTGCACCGATTCCTTTGCGAAAAACTTACGAGAAACCGAAGTTTACTCGCAAGAAACCTAATGCTTGTTTTTCATGCCGCATAGTGTATCATGGTTTTTTCGCGTTGTCAAGCGGAGGTTTTTATTTTGCGAGTGTGGCGGGTTCAAATCCCTCCGCTCCGACCAATCCCACAGTTTTGAGAACAAGCCGAATTGTCTGCAATACCCGTGAAATATGGGCAAATTCACCCTCTTTAGGTTTTTGGGCGTTGTTGGCGGAGGGTTGCCAATATGTGCGAAACGGGATATTTTTCTTGCGAGTTTCTTGCGAGAAAATGCGGATGGTGGAGTACCCTCAGTCGCGAGCGAGGGTCAAACCGTCTCTTTTGCGAGTTTTTTTCGAGTGGTCACTTCCGGCGCGAACGGCGAATCTTGTCCAGCAGGATCGACTTCTGCCGTTCGATCTCGTTTGTCAGCGATGCCGTTGGCGTGCCGCCCTTCTTCTCGATGTCCTTCGCCTTGCGCTCAAGCCGGTTGACGGCCTTGATGCGCGCGTCGATGTCGCCGCGCACGGAATCGGCCATGAGCGGGCTTTCAGACTTCATGCCGTCAAGCAGCTCCTTCCTTTCAGACTGCGTGAGTTCCGCGTCCTTGCTGATGGCGTCGTATGCCCTCTTTTCTTCCAAGAAGCGGTTGACGGCGTTGTCGTAGGGCTTTCGGTCGTATGTCGAGCCTCCAGCGCCGAGAATCGACAGCGGAACCGTGACAAGCGATTTGCCGACGCCGTTCTGCACGATCTGGTCCTTCACGTCATCGAACGTTAGCGGGACGAGCATTTCCCAAACCATATTGCCGACGCCGTACTCTTCGCCCACGTAGTCCTTGCCTTCCCAGAGAGCGACAATGGTAGACGCCGACGGGGACAGCTTGCCTTGCAGATAGCGCCCGATCGCACCCATGGTCGTCGGACCGTTGAAGTCTCCAAACTTCATCACGCGTCCCGTGCTAGAGCGCTTGGACTTCGTTGCCAGCTGATGCACAAGCCTGTTGAACGTCGATTCGCCGCCCGTAAGGTCTATCGTAGTGTTGCCGATCTTCGGAGAGGCTATCATCATCATCTTCTCGAACCAGTCGGCCTGCGAGAAGTCGTACTTGTCGTCGTCGTCCGAAAACAGCCATTTGAGGAGCGAGCCGATGGCAAGCATCGCGACGGTCGATCTCAGATGCTCGCGAAGACCGATCTTCGCCGCCGTCTTGCGCTCGTCGTTCGACACCTTATCGAACGAACCGTCGGCGTTCTTTATCCCCTTCGCGACGAGCGGATGCCAAATGTCGTATCCGACGGCGGACTGGACGCGGGAAATGGCGAGCTGCGGCGCCCAGAAGATGTCGTTCACCCACGCCTTCTGCAACGCCTGGCGGCGCTCCTTCGAGAGCGCGGCGGAGCCGTTCCAGATGTTGATCATGTCGGCTATCATCTTCTTCTGCCACGGCGTCGCGCCACCTGGAATGCCGTTTACGATGGACGTGTAGAGGTCTGCGGACATGGCGTTGAGGTACGTCAGGTAGTGACGTTCGCTCTTCAGCATGAACTCGCCGAAGAGCGGGATGTCCGTGATGGCGTACTCCTTGCCGAAAATCTTCACTTTGTTGCGCTCCATGCCGTGGAACATCTCGACGTCGCGGTCGCTCTGCGCGTCCACTTCGCGGAGGTGAAGTCCGAACTTCTTGACGGCCTCCTGTACGGTCGGGTCGGACAGAATCTCCGTGTTCACGTCAAGTAGGCTCGCCTCGGAGCGCGCCGCCGTCCACGCCTTGCCGAACGACCGCGCCGCCTTGACGGGATGTCCGAGCGTCATGCGCGCGGCCTGCCGAAGGACGGCGGAGAAGTCCATCGTGGCACGAAGCGCGCGCTGGGCGGTCGTGACGAAGCGCAGGAAGTTGACGCCCTTGCGGACGAACGTCGGCACGGTGGCGTTCTCCGCCTCAAGGCGAAGTTCCGCCAGCTTCTGCCGTCCGCGCTTCATCTGCTCGCCAAGCTCGTCGTACCGCTTCTGCTGGTCTTTCGTCATAGGCGGCTGCGGCTTCTTCTGCGGACGAATGTCGCCCGTCGCGATGCGTTCCGCGAGACGCGCCAGGGCCTTTTCGCGGCTTGCCATCTTCCGGGCGTTCAGCGCCTCGATCTCCTCCGGCGTCATGCCGAACGCGTACTTAGCGTTCTTCAGTTCGCGGATGGATTCGCGCACCTGCCTGATGCGGTCGCGCAGCGTCTCTATCGTCTCCGAGGTGACGCCCGGACGCTGCGGACGCTTCGAGAAGTCGCCGGACTGCGCACGGGCGAAGTCCTCCATCGCGCGTTCGAGCTCTTTTGCGAGGAGTTTTTCCGTGAGCGCGATGCGCTGCGCGTCGGTCATCTCGCGCGTCGTTCCGAAAAGTTCGTCGTACTGCTTCTGCAACTCGTCCTTCTCCGCGCGGAGTTCGCGGACTCGGATGTCGTCAACCACCTTCCGCTTCGGGACTGGTATGCGCTCGCCGGTCTCAATGGCGCGTTTCAGATCAGCGATCCTGTTTTCAAGGTTCCGTTTTATCGTGTCGAGCGTGCTTTTCAGCCGCCGCTCGTCACGTCCGGCGTCGGGGACTTCCGCCTTTCGGTCGCGCACCCTCTTCGCCCACTCGCGCTCGTCCTGCGTGGGCTCGTCGCGGATGGGGCCGGTCGCGGGCGGCATCGTGTTCGTCTCGTCCATCCAGTCGATCTGACGCTTCGACCTCGAAATGTTGCGGAGGCTGTTCATCAGCCGCTGCGCGTCATAGCGGGACTGCTTGTAGTTGTGCCCGAAGCCCGTCAGCGCGTCACGCACCTGGTTCGCGTCCACGCCGTCCATGAACGGCGAGATGTCCCGGACAATCGCGTCTATCACCTCTTCCTCGGTGATCTCCGGGTTGAGGAAGCAGTGGTACTCGCCGATCTGGCGGAGCCACTTGCCCCACGACGGGTACTGCTGGTCGGAAAGCCCGATGAGCGTGCCGCCCGTCTCGGCCGCGCCGACCTCGATCTGCGTGAGCGCGTCCTGGTAGTTCTGCGCGACCTTGCGCGCCACGTCGCCCACCTTGCGCTCCGTGGCCTTGCGCACCTTCAAGCCGTTCTTCGTCTGGTCGATGACCTTCTTGGAGAGCGGGATAAGCCGTTCCGTCGCAAGGCGCAGACCTTCCTCGTCAAGCCCCTCGAAGAGCTTTGCGAGGTCGCGTATCCGCGCGTTCATTTCTGGCGTAATCTTGTCAATGCCGCCAAGGGTCTGCGCGATCCTGCCCGCGATTCCCGCATACGAATAGTCGTGCGCGGCGATGAGCGCGCGGTTCGAGCGCAGCGCGCGGCCCTGCTCGGACGCGCCCATCATCGCCGCCTTGCCGGCCTCCGCCATCTGCGCCTTGGCCTGCGCCAGCTTCGCCGACACCTGCCTCAGCTCGTCCCGCAGCTCCGGCGTCTTGTTCATGTCGTCCTCCGGGATCGCCGCAAGTTCGGCGCGGCGTCTCTCCAGGTCGTTCACGGCGGCCTGCCGCTGGCGGAACAGCACATTCAGCGCGACGTTCTCGTAGTCGCGCGTCGGGCGCGGGAACTTCGCCACGGCGCGGGAGAGCTTCGCCATGTACGTGGGGTTGGAGAGCAACGTCTCCACCTGCCTCCACATGTCCGCGTCCGTCTTCCTGACGTGCGCGGGTGGCTCCATGCCCGCCGCCTTCAGCGCGGTGGCGATCTCGTCGTTCGTCATGCCGTACACCTCGCGCATGATCTTCTCGGTGGGCGTCTTGTCCTCGCTTGCGGCATACTCCGCCTCGGCGGGCGTAAGCTCCGGCGTGTCGAAGCTGACAAGAGATTCGCCGAATGGGCCGCGAGGGTCTTCAATGTCGCGTTCGATAGCTTTGTACGCATCGTTTATCTTCTGCGCGACGCGATTAAGCCGTTCAAGGTCTTCTCCCTTAAAGTTGCCCGACTCTACAAGGTTCTTCAACGCCTCCGCGAACGGCCCGGCCTCTCCTGGGCCGATCGCATACGGATCGAAGTGCATGGAAATGCTGGCTTCGCCGGATTCGATGGAGTCGAGGATTTCCAGCAGGTCGCCGTTTGTGTACCAGTCAATTTCCTCACGGTCCTCACCAATTCCGTTCCGTTTAAGTTCTTTCAGCTGGTCGCGCAGTTCCTTCGCGTCCTCGCGATAATACGTCTCTCGTTTTTTGTAATAGTCCACATTGAGCGGATCTTCTTCGGCTAATCTTTTTTGCTCCCTCGCCTTTGCGTTATCCTCATTGATGCGCCGCTTGAGGTCACGCGCCTCAGATTCCGACGGCGTGTCGTCGGCACCCGCTTTGATATTCCGCTTCGCAGTCTTGCGCAGGGCGGCGATGTCGTTCAGCATTTGTTCATCATGCGTGGAAATCCACCACAGAGAATGGTCAAGGCGTTCTGGAACCGACGAATAATCGGCGCTTAGTTCCGGCGTGTCGAATTGCAGGACGCCGTCGGTCCACTTGTGGTCCACGCGGATGTGCTCGTCCGAGAACGCGACGTAGTTCCACCCCGCCTTGTCGCCGTCCTTAAGAGTTTTGCCATACGAGTCGACCGGGTACTTCACACCGTCGATGCCGGCTCGCGCAAGGAACTCGGAAGCGGCTTTGGGTCTATTTGACGTTCTCGGGAAGAACTGGCATGTCAATTTGTATAGGTCTTCGCCTGTCTTGACATTGATGTTTATGTAGCCACCGTTCAACGTAACCGGCTGATAATAATGTCCGGTTCCATCGTCCGCCCACAGAAGAATCTTACCGTCTTCGTCCGTCCTTCCATATTCATCTTCACGTATTACCCCCTCTTCTTTGGCTTTGTCTATGATACGATTCACAAGTTCTTGCTCTACCGGCTCGTACCACTTCAAGAGGTGGCTCTCGTCGCCCGGCGCCCGGTTCGTGAAGAACGTTTGCTCGTAGAGGTGATTGTTTGTACCATACCCTTTAGGGATTATCGCATCATGCCAAGTCGACTTCTCAAGAATGTCTTTAACAACTTCCAAGCCTTCGGCAAACTTGTCGTGAGCAAGGCTTTTATGCTTATCAATGGCTTCGGAGACTTCTTCGATAGCCTTTTGTCTTGATGTCTGATTCCACCCGTGCTTTCTCAACTTCTCACGTGCAGAATCAATCGCCCATTTGGGAAATCCATTTTCGGGCATATCATAACCAGGGTCTTGGGCCAATCCAGATTTGCGAAGACTATCATCATGCGCATACCCCTCCGCGACGCCGCGCTCTGTGCTCCCGTAGAGCCCCCAGCCGTAGACCTGGCTGCCCTCGCCCGTGCCGATGTACTTAACGCTCGGCCCGTCGTCCACGCCGCCCTGGCGCGAGCGGTTCGCGTAGTCCGCCGCCGTGCCGGTGTAGATGCCGGGCGTGTCGAAGTCCACGCCGCCCTGCAACGCCCGGACGCGCTCCGCGAACTGCGCCTTGAGTTCGGCGCGCTCCGCGTCCGTCTTCGCCGCCCTGTACGCCGCGTCGATGCGCTGGAGGGCGGGGTCGCTGCGCATGGCCTCCCTTGTCTGCTCCGCCACTCCGCGCCGATATGCGTTGCGCTCCTCTCCCGTGAGCGTGTCCTTCATGCCCGTGGCGGAAATGTCGCCCATCGGCACGGTGCGCGTCTCGACCTTCTCCGGCGCGTAGCGGTTCGCGCCCGGCGTGCGCACCTGCACGTCCGCCGTGCCGTCTGCGTTCGCCTTCAGGAACGTGACGCGCTGGCCGTCCTTCGCGCCCTTCAGGAACACGCGGTCGCCGCGCTTGAACGCGGGCTTTTGGGGTTTTTCGCCCGTAAAAACGGGCGACACTGGACGCGTCGCCGTAGGTTTTGCGGCTGGCGCGGCGTTTTCCGCCGACTCCCCACCCTGTGGCGCGCTTGCGGGCGCTTCGTCCCACGAATCGTCGTACTCGCCGATCTCGTCAAAAGCCTGATTGGTGGCGCGCCTGACGGCCTCCTCGTATGCCGCGACCTCGCGCTGACGTTGACGGGCAATCTCGCTTCCGTTCGCGTAGTATTTCCCAGTCTTGGGGTTTATCACCGAGTGGAACGGCGCTTTCTTCTTGAGTTCGTCGGCGATCTTCTTTGCCTCGGCCATCTTGGCTTCCCAGTCGGCCTTTGAAGTCGCCTTCGTGAATGTCTTTGGGAACTTCACGTCCGGCAGTTCGACTTCGTACTCCCTGCCGTTCTGGACGATTCGTACAGATTCGCCGTCTCGCGTCGTTTTCACCACCTGTGGCGCGTCCGCGCTCTTCGGTGGCGTAGTCGTGCCATCCGCGCGCGGCGCGCTTGCAAGGGCGGCTTTGGCGGGTTTCCGCGCCGCCTGCTTGCGCTGCCATTCCGCGAAACGCCCGTCGGTGTCCTTCATCTTGTACTTTTCAAGCCACGCAAGGTATTCTGCGGGGCGTTCCGCAGCCTTCTCCTTCGCGGCGGGCGCGGTCGCTTCACTCTCCGCGATAGGCGAGAAAAGGTCCTGCTGGCCGGTCTGGCCCAGGTCCATCTCCGGCTGCACGTTCACCGCGCCGCTGCCCTTCAAGGGCGCTTCCTGGCGCTTCTTGATCTCCGCCTTTTCGCGGCGCTTCTTCTCCTCGGCGGTTATCTGCTCTGCCGTGACACTTTCGAGCGAGAGTTGCGGCGCGATGCCGAGGTCCGCGTCCATCTGCGCCTTGTCCGCGTCGTCCAGGCGGATCGCGTTCTCCCAGTAGTTCGCCCTCTCCACCGCCTTGTCGCGCGCGGCGGCGAGCTGCGCCTTGTCCTTCGGATCGGATATGCCAAGCTCCTTCGCATAGTCCTTGTTGAGGTCGAGACGTCCGCCCTTGCGCATGGCCGTGCGCAGGTTCTCCGCGATGCGCTTGTACTCGTTCGCCTTCTTCGCGCGGTAGTCGGCGCGCTTCTCCTCCTGCTGGAGCAGAGCAACATCCTCCTCGCTCGTGAAGAGGTCGAGCTGCGTACCGCTGTCGGCCTTCGGCGCGTTCTTGCGGTTCTTCGCCTCCTCTGCGAGCGAACGCGCGAGGATCGCTAGCTTCTTCCCGCGAACGCCGTCAAGCGCGCGGCGCACGAGGATGCGCTGGAGCGCGGCCTGTTTCGGCGCGGCGTCCGCGATGATTGCGGCCTGCTCGGCGGAGATCAGTCCGTCTCCGCCTGTTCCTTCCCAGTCGATTGCGCCTCGCGTATCGTCTGTCGCATTTTGGACAATGCCGAACGCCATGCGGCCTTTCTGCCTGTTGAGGATGCCGGAGGATTTTGCGTCCTCCTCGCTGAATCCCGATTCCTCGAAGAATCTAACATAGTCTTTCACCGTTCCTTTCTCGTCGAGAATGTTCGCAACCGCGTCGTAGAGACGCATGTCCTCCGGCGTGTAGCCGTCGGCCTCGCGGAATATGCGCGCGTCGATGTCCTTCCAGCCGGAGCGTTTCGCCGCGTCCAGCCTGTGGCGGCCCGTCACGATTTCCATTGTGCCGTCCTTGCGCTCGTAGATCGCGATGGGGTTCTCGGCGTTCTCGTAGTATTCGCCAAGCTCCTGCCCCTTCACGACGCCCGTCTTCGGGTCGGCGTTCTCCTTGAACTGGGTGTCGGGAATCTTGATTCCGTCAACCGGCACGCGACGGCGCTCGCCCTTGCGGTGCATGACGTTCCAGAAGCTGCTCTCGCTCATGGGCTGCCGCCCCGCATCCCCGCCGATGGTATCGGCGGGCGCAGGACGCTCGGCGGTGTTCAAATTTTGACCGCCGTTGTCAGATTTTGACGGCTCTACCACTCCCGCATCTGGCGCTTGCGCTCCCGGCTCCGCTCCCGCTTCGGGTTGCGGCGCTTCTTGCCCCCGCTCTTCGCCCTGTTCGGGCTGCGGCTGTGCTTCATCGGTTCCATTCCTTGCTTCATCCGTTACTCCTTCTTCGTATCTCACTCCGCTGTCACCCGGCAGCGTTTCAAGCTCGTTCTCGCCCTGCGCGCCCTGTTTCTCCGCCTCGGCGAGCATCACCTCAAGGTCGGACTGGTCTATCGGCACGTTCTCGCCCGCGTCGCGGCGGCGCTGGTTCAGCTCGTGCTTCCGCTTCTCGTACCACGTCGGCTGGTGGAGCCGTCCCTGCGCGTAACGCGCCATGGCCTCGCGCGCGTACTCGTCCATGGACATCGCGGCGGCGACCTGCATCCTCGCCGTGTCCTCGTCCATGCCGGCCGCAACGAATCTCTGCACGGCCCTCTCCTGCTCCGCGAGAACGAACTTGCTGAAACCTTCCGCCTGCGCGTTCTGGATGAACTCAACCGTGTTCGCGCCGCGCCCCGTGGCGCTCTCCACGCCCTCGTGGCCCGTCGCCTCGTGCGCAAGCACGCGCTCCATTTCAGCAGGAGACGGCACGTTGTCGAGGATCACCACGATATGCCCGTCTGGCGTGTGGAAGCCGCCCGCGCCGGGCTGCTTGAGGCTTCCGTCTGCCTTGAAGAGCTGGTCGGCGCGCGTGATGCCGTAGATGTTTCCGCCGTCGTTGATTGCCTGCGCAACCTGCCAGCGCAGCGCGGCCTCTGACGGGATGGAAACGACGTTTCGCCCAGCATACTGGCGCTGTACGAGCCCCGTGAGATACTGCGCCTTCTGCGCGTTGTCCGCGTCCATCGACTGGTTGCGCACGACTTCCTCGTCTGCCTTTTTCTGCGCCTCCTCGAACGAGTACGCGGGAACGGCGTCAAGTCCCCGGAAGTCGTTCATCACGTAGAACGTGCCGTCGCCCTGGTCCACGATCGTCACGCCGTGCGCGGCGTCGGTCATCGCGTTCATCGGCGCCTGCTTGCCGTCTGGCGTGAAGCGCATCATCTGCTGGAACACCGGCTTGCCATCCTCTCCGGTCTGTATCGTGAACCTCTCTGGCGCGATACCGCGCTGTTCAAGCGACTGGCGCATCTTCAACCCGTCGCGCGCCGTCAACTCGTCAACAGCGGCCCTCATCGAATAACCGAGGTTCTTCACTTCTTCCTTCAGCTTGTCCGGGTCGGCGGAATACTGTTGCCACATCTCAGTCAGTTTTTGCTGCTGCTCCGGCGTGAGCGTGGAGATCGTCTCGTCTGAAATGCCGGAGCGCTTCAGCGCCATGCGGATGTCGCGGCGGGCGTCCGCGGACGATATGTGCTGCGCGACACCCTCGCTCGTGCTCTTCACCGCGCCGATCGCAAGCTGGGCTACGAGCCCGTAGAAGATGTCCCACTGCGTCTGCCAGTTGAGCTGGTTGTCCTTGAAGTCCTGCCATTCCTGCGCAAGCCCCTTGTATTCAGAAGACTTCCCGTCAAGGCCAATCACCTTCTCGAACGCCTGCACGTTCTCTTCCGCAAGTTCCCCGAGCGGGGAGTTGATCTGCGTCATGGCGGTGAAGTCCTGGTACGCCCTGTTGATCGAGCGCAAAGCCTGTCCGGTTTCGGACGCCATGAACTTGTTGAACCTCTTCGTGCCGAACTCCCTCACCGCGCTCGGCGTCGCCTTGCCGAAAGCCCACCCCGTCGCCTTGCCCGCGCCGCGCAGAAGCCCCATCGTGACCGATTCAAGCCCCACCTCCACGGCGGTGTCGAATATCGCGCCGCCGATTGCCTTGTACGCGGCTTCCTCCTCGTCGTCGGGGGCCGCGACCATCTTGAACTCGCCGTTGTCGTCAAAACCGTACTCGGGCGTGACGTTCTCCTGGTAGCGGGACATGGCCTCCGTCGCGACAACAGGCACGGCGGAGCCGAGCATGGTGGCCGCGCGCACGGCCTTTGCGCCCCAGTTGAGCGCCTGCGCGCCCTTGAACATCGCACCGCCGGGGAGCGCGAACTCCAGCGCGTAGCCGCCCGACTCGATGCCGCCCTTCACGATCTTGTCGAGGATGCTCTGCTCCGTCGCGGACAGCTTTCCGCCCGCGTCGAGCTTCGCGATTGCGTCAAGGCGCAGCTCCTCTCCCGCGTCGTGCTGGATGCGGCCCATGAACTCCGCGTCGTTCTCGTCTGGACGCAGCGATTCAAGCGGGTTCCACGGCTCCAGTCCCGCCTTGCGCGCGGCGTCGCGGTATTTCTCCGCTTCCGTCTTGCCATCGTAGCCGTCCAGCTTGCCTTCGTAGATGTTGGAGAGGTGTCGCGTGCGCTCGCGCTGCTCGTTCGGGGCCGAGCGCCCCGCATACGGCATGAGCCTGTCGTACACGGCCTTCGCCGTGCCGAGCCAATCGTCGGTGTAGCGGCGCCTGTCGCCAGTCTCCGCGAGCGCGCCGAGCCGGACCTGCTCGAACGGCGAGCGCTCCACCTTGCCCTCGCCCTTGCCCATCATGCGGTCGAAGTCCTCGTCGCGGACGTGCAGCTTGCCCGCCACCATCGCGCCCTCGGACGAGACGCCTTCCGTCTCCTTGAACACGGGCTTGCCGTCGTCACCAACGCCGGTGAACTCCATCAGGCGCGCCGCCTGCCCGGCCTCGCCCGTGAACGGCCCGTCTCCCTCCTTGTGGTAGACGGCTATCGCGTCGCCGGGCTTGATGGCGTTGCCGTCGGCGTCCTCCAGCACGTCTCCAGTGAGGAACAGCTCGGGCGCGACCTGCGTGGTCTTGTTTTCCAGCTCCCGCTTGCCGTAGACCGGGCCTGCGATGGACTGCCCGAGCAGGACATTCTCGTACTTCTTGGTCGCCATCTGCGCGGCCTTGTCGCCAGACTCCTTGACTCGCGCCTCGCGTTTTCTGCGCGCGCGTTCGCCGCGCACGCCTGGGTCGTGGCGGATTTCGTCGCCCATGTCGTCCCAATGCGACTGGATGTATTCGTTCCAGCCTTTCTGGTAGGCTTTCTGGTGCTCGTCGTGGACGGCACGCGCCATCTTGCGCGCCGAATCCTCGTCGTCGGCCTTGCCCCAATGCTCGCCCGTATCGGCGTAGTGCCTGACGGCATCTTCCTGTGACAGCTCCTTGCCGTCAACGACCATGGGGATTACCGCAATCTTGCCGTCGCGGTCTTGCACGAGCATTGACTTGGTGGTTGAGTACCCGCTGACCTTGCCGTTCGCGCCGCGCCGGATGAGCGGCTTGCGCCCTTCCGTGCGCAGATTGCCGCCCCATTGGTTCGTCTGGCCATCAGGCATGGTGGCTGCGCCGCCGTCGCCAGACTCCCATGTGGGGACGGGTTGTGCGTCCGCAGAAGCTGACGCCACGGAACCAGTTTCACCAGACGGCCCACCCTCGTCGTCCTCTATCTCGAAACCGCCAAACGCGGAAGAAGAGGACGGCTTCTTCTCGTCGTCCTCTATCTCGAAACCTCCAAAATCTGCCATCTTGAATCCTCCGTTTAGACGCGCTGCCAGGTGAGCTTGCCGGGGTTCTTCTTGCTAGGGAGCAGTTTCATCCTGATTCCGTTGATCTCCTGCACGTCGCCTTCCTTGAACTGCCTTCCGTCGCCGCCACCATTATCGCCCGTCTTTACCTCTGCTTTACCGGACGGCGACGGGGGTTCCGGGATTTTTTCACCGCGTTGCTTCAAGGACTCTTCAATTCGCTTGGCGTGCTCCCTCATGGCGTTGCGATCGGTTTCGTCGTTCAGCAGATCGTTCGCGAACCGAAGCGCCTCGACATATTCGTGGGTCGTCGGCGGCCTTCCGCCTATCGTGCCCCTGCTCTTCATTTCCGCCATCTTGGTCTTCAGCTCGTTCGCCTGCTTCGCGCGCTCGTTGCGGCCCTTCTCGTTCTCGGCCTGCTGCGACTCGACGGCCTGGTTGTGCCGCACGGCCTCGGCGAGCTTCTTCTCGTCGACGTCGTACCCCTGCCGTTTCAGCTGTGCCGTGAGGTCGGCAACCGAAAGCCGCGTCTCGTTCTGCGCAGCCGCCCTCTCACTCTTCGCGTTCTCCTGTATCTGCGCGACGCGCTCCTTGTCGCTCACGCCTCGCGTCACGCTCTCTATCGTCTGGCCCTCCGGCACGAAAACCACCTCGCCGGTCTTGTCGTTCTCGTAGCGCGTCCCGCGCCGCCCGTCGCCGTGCGACCCGCTCGACAGCACCTTCCACCTGCCCTTGTTGTCGGGCGAGCGCGTGCCGTAGCCCTCGCGCGACACGCTCCCGTCCGGGGCGATGCTCGTGTTAGAGAAGCCGCCGCGCCCGTCGGAGCTGAACACGGCGCCACCGCGCCTCTCGGGCGTCCCCATCCACGAGCCAGGCACGCGGATCCCGCCAGTAGGCGACCTCTGGCCGACCGCCGCCTCGCCCCACCCCTCCGGCAGCTCGGGAACGTACTTGTTGGCCATGTCCATCGTCCAATGGTTCTTGCGGATGATGTTCTCCCTCAGCGACATCATCTCGTCCCTGTTGAGTATTCCGGGGTTCTCGCGCGACATGTTGTAGATGTCGGCGGCGGACACCTCCTTCTCCTCGTTGCTCATCTGCCCGGTCTGCGGGTCCCTGCTCGCGATTCCGAGGACCATGTTGAAGTTGGGCGTGACGCCCGCGCTGTACATCGCGCGCGTGTTCATGTCGAACCCCAGCGCGTCGTTGACGCCGGGAACCATCTGCTGCGGCATCCTGTTGTGGTTCATCAAGGAGTATTTGTACGCGGCAAGCAGGTTCACGGCGCCGTTCCTCGCGCGCCGCGCCCTCTCCATCGCGTCTTTCTGCATGATCTGCCCGTAGTTGTCGAACACCGCGCGGTTGCCGTTGACGATTCCGGCCATCATCTCGGCGCGTCTCTGCATCGCCGCGTTCTCGCGCTCCGCGTTCTGCTGCCGAAGAGCCGCGTCCCAGCCGTTTTCGCCAAAACCATTTTCTTCCATCTCGTCCATTTCTCGTTCCTCCTTACTTGTTCATGTCTCGCCACATCTGGAGCTGCGCGTCAGTCTTCGCGTCGCCAGTCTCAAGAAGCTCTCCGCCGACGCCGTAGTGGCGTCCCGTGTTCGTGCTGACCGACGAGCCGCCGCGCGTCATCGCGCTGACGCGCGTCGACTCCGTGGAGTTCGTGATGTTCGCCTGCTGGAGCTTCGCGTTCGTGATCGAGTTGCCCGCGCTCTGCGTCGTGCCGGCGAGGTTGTTGTACGCGCTCGTGATCGCGTTGCCCGCGTTCTGCGTCGTGTTCGCGAGGCTCTGCTGCGCTCCGGCGATGTTCGACCCCGCCGTGTTCGTGACGCCGGCGAGCGTGCCGTACGCGCTTGCGACGTTCGACCCCGCGGTGTTGTACAGCCCCGCGAGGACGTTGTACGCGGAGGCCAAGTCCTTGTTATGCCCAGTAACGAGGTTGGACGCGTTGCCGTAGATGTTCGCGACGGTGTTCCTGCCCGCCGCGACGTCGCCGAGCACGCCCGCCTTGTTGCCCTGAAGCGTTGCCGCCGTCCCCTGGAGCTGGCCGGAGCTCTGCAACACGCCGGCCGCCGCGTTCTGCGCATTGACCGCCGCTCCCTGCCCGGACGCGCCGATGGACGCGAGCTGTCCGCCAGTCTGGAGGAACTTGTTAGCGTTGTTCGCGATGAGGTTCTGGAACGCCGTCGCCTTGTCGTTGATGCCGCGCTCCCTCGCGCGCGTCATGGCCGCCGCCTTCGCCACGGCGAGCCCCTGCTGGAACAGCTTCTGCAACTGCGCCTGCGCAGAGCCGCCGGACGGGTTCACGCCCTGCCGCGCGAGGTTGCGGTTCATCTGCCCCTGCGCGTTGTCCATGCTCTTCTGCACGTCCTGCGCGGCCGACGCGACGTACCTGTTCGGGTCGATCTGGCCGTAGACGCTCAACGCCTCCGCGACGAGCGGCGACGCGCCGGCGTCCATGTTGATGAAGCCGATGCCCGTGCCGAGCGTCGCGAGGGCCTGCTCCGTCACCTTCGTGCCGCTCTCCCACATCTGGTCGCCGTAGCCGCCGAGCTTGTCCGCGTACGGGAGCATCGCGGTCGCCGCGTCGCCCACGCCCCTGATATACGGGTCCATGCCGCGCGCGGCGTCCTCCGCGTCGTCGTAGCCCCTGTTCGCGGCCTCGGCCTGCGCGATCATGTTGTTGTAGGCGGAGTCCACGACGCCGCGCCCCGACAGTATCGCGTCGACGCCGCTCTGGCCGGACGAGATCGCGTTGTCGCCGTAGCTCGTCGCCGCGTCTACGCCGCTCTGCGCGGAGTCTATCGCGCGGTTGCCGTAGTCCTTCGCGTAGTCAACTGCGGCGCTCGACCTGTCTATCGCGTCGTCTCCGTATGTCTTCGCCGTGCCGACGCCGCTGTTCGACGCGTCGATCGCCGCGTCGCCGTAGGACTTCGCGGAGTCCACTGCGGACGCCGCCTGCGAGCGCGCCGTGGTAATCGCGTCGTCCAGCGCGTTGCTTGTCGCGCCGCTCGTGCTGGTCCTGCCGCTCGACAAGTCCGCAAGGCCGTCCACTTTCGCGTTGAACCGCGAATTCTCCAATATGCTTTGAGCCATCACTGCCTCCTCTCTGTTGCCTTCAACCTCGCCTCCGCCGCCGCAAGCCGCCTTGCGAGCGCGCGGACGTTCTCGTTCAGCTTCATCACCGCGTCGCGCGCCTGCAAGTCCGCGATGTGGTGGAACGGTATTGAGCCGTGCGGCAGCGCCGCCATTGTCTTCTCGTTTGCCATCAGTTAGCCTCCACGACGTTGGTCGCCACCACCACGGCGTCGATCTCGACGTCCGCGCGGACGGACACCTGCCAGAACCGCTCCGGGCGCATCCTCGGGAGCCGCCGCGCGTCCTGCTGCGCGACCACAACGCCGTGCGTACGCCCAGCCGCCTCGTCGGGCGACGAGTACGTCCACACGTCGGCGTCCACGGGATAGCCAGTCGCGTCCACGCGGACGGCAACGGGGTCGCCGGGGCGCGGCATCGTCATCACGCCGCTCTTCCACTCCATCGTCTTGTTGCTCTTCGCGCCCTCCCACGCGAAGACTGCGTTGTCGTCAAGGCGGAACCACGCCTCGAACACCTTGTCCGCGCGCACCTCGAACGTGTACTCCTCGGAAAGCGACACGAGGATGCCGCCGCTGTACCAGCCCGCGAAGACGTATCCGCCCGACGGATCGGGGATCGCCTTTATCGTGGTCGTCTGGTACACGCCTTGGTTGGGCGTGAAGCTCTTCTCGTGGACGTCGTGCCCCTGCTGGTCAGGAGGCTCGCCCTTGAACACGGCGCGTCCGCCAGCCGTCGCAAGGACGAGCGTCACCTTCGGAGACGAGAAGACACCCCAAGTAGACGTGACGAGAACGTTGCGCGAAATCGTGTACTCCATGTTCGGCACGACCGCGCCCTTAGTCGGGGACACCCCAAGCGGGAGCGGCTCGCTCTCGGACTCCTTCCGCTCCAGCGCATCCGCAGCGGAGGACTTCGTTGCGAACAGCCGAACGGTCGTGCCCTGCCTGATTTTGTACCAACTCGCGCTGGAAACACCTTCCTTCACGTCGGACGGCACCGTTGACTCATCCACGGGCGCGAACACCCCCGTCTCGCCCCCCTCGTACGCAGCGGTGGTCGCGCCCACCGTGCCGCTCGCGCCACTCTCCGCAACGTCCACGCACGCAAGGTACACGTCGTCGGGGTTCGCGGAGAACGCAACGGCATACGCGCCGTTCGCGCTCGGCGAGATCGTCGCACCAGCGCCGTATGGCGTCTGGCTTGCGCTCCCGCCAGTCGGCGTGAACGACATGCCCGTGAAGTGGTAGCCCTCGTCGGCGGTCGAGACGACGCGCATCGTCGCGCCGAGCGGAACCTGGAACGCACTGGTCGGCGCATCGACATTGCTCCCGAGGACGGACACCGCGACCGAGCCGCCAGTCCCGCCCGTCACGGTCACGTCATGCGCGTAGTGCGCGTAGAGCGCGATGTCGCCCGACAGGGTGACTTGGTAGCTCGCGGAGGTCGAGACCGGCGTTGCCGGCGCGTCCGCGCTCTCGCCCCATCCGTAGAACGACTGACCGGAAGTCTCCGTCCCAGCCGAGAACGTCACCACGTCGCCGACCTTGCGCGCCGTCTCGGCCGGCTCGATCCTGACGGTCTCTGCAACACTCGCCGACCCCGTGCCCTTGTAGACTGACGCGCTCACCACGTTACGGTCGTAGTACGCCGTGACCTCGATGTCGGCGCCGGGGACAACGAACTCCACCGTACCGTCCGCAGACGGCGAGATTGGCCCGCTCCAAGACGCTGAACGGAAGTTGGCGAGCGTGATTCCGTCCGCGCTCCCCGCGCTGACCGTGACGGACGCGCCCTCCATGACGTCCACGCTCGCGGTCGTGGCGGGTTCGCCGTCGTTGATCCTCACAAGCGGCGCGGACGCGACGGACGGTATCACGCCGTCGTTGTCGGTGCAAGCCGTGCTGACGGTGAGGTGAACCGTCTTGAGCCAATACGCGTAGAGAGTCGCGTTCCCTGCCGTTGTCCACTCGGAGTAGGCGTACCCGATTGGCGAGTAGACCCTCGTGCCGGTGCCGTTCGCGCCCGTGTAGTAGCCACGGAAGACGTAGCCCTCGCGGGTCGGGACTGCGACCGCGCCGGGCTTCTCGCCGTACTTCACGGTCGCGCTGCCAGACCCGCCGCTCCCGCCCGCGTCGTTGAGGGTCAGCGTGTAGGTGTTCGCAGACCACCTCGCGTAGACCGTCATCGCCGTCGCGGTCGAGGACGGAAGCCCCTTGAATGACGTGTTTGTGCCGCTTGTCGCGTATGAGCCGTTCCAGTACGTCCCGTCCACAGCAAGGGCGTTCGCGTCGTAGACCATCTCGCCGCCCGACGCCGCGTCGTAGTAGCCGAGGAAGGTGTGCCCCGTGCGCGTCGGGGCCGCGAGGACTGCGCCGTTGTAAGTGCCGACTGCAAGCGCCTTGTCGGGGTAGGTGTAGATCTGTCCGGTCGAGCCACGGAACGTGAGGGACGCGCCGAAGTCTATGCGGATGTTGTAAGTCTTACCCGTCCAGTACGCGTAGAGCGTCGTCGCGCTCGTCTTATCCCAGTTCCGCGCGCTCGCGCCGCCAGACATGTAGTACCTCGTGCCGCCGCCGCTCGCCGCCGTGTAGTAGCCGTTGAACGTGAAGCCAGTGCGCGACGGCACGGCGATCGTCGGCATCGCGGCGTCGTATGTCGCCGTGACGGAGGACGTGCCGCCCGTGCCGCCCTGCCTGTCCAGCGTCACCGCGTAGGTGTTCGGCGTCCAGTACGCGTAGAGCGTCCTCGCCTCCGCGATGTTCCACGCCCTTGCGCTCGTGCCGTTGGAGTTGTAGAACTGCACGCCCTGCGAGGGAACCTTCGTCGTGTAGTAGCCCTTGAACGTGTAGCCCGTGCGGGTTGGCAGGGTGATCGCTGGCATCGCGGAGCCGTAGGTCGCGGTCACGGATGACGAGCCGCCAGTCCCGCCATTGTTGTCGAGGTTGACGGTGTACGAGTTGCCAGTCCACTTCGCGTACAGGGTCATCGCAGACGCGATGTCCCATACCTTCGCGCTTGCGCCGCCAGCAGTGTAGTATTGCGTCCCGCCGCCGTTCTGCCCCGTGTAGAAGCCGCCGAACGTGTAGCCGGTGCGCGTCGGCATCGTCGCGTACGGCATTGACGAGCCGTATGTCGCCGTGACGCTACCAGTGCCGTTAGAGCCGCCAGCCGCATTGAGGGTCACGGTGTAGGAGTTCGCCGTCCACTGCCCGTACACGGTGATGTCGCTCGTTACGTTGGTGAATGCGCCGCTCCATCCAGTGAACGTGTACCCCGTCCTTGACGCAGTGGGCGCGGTCGCGCTGTTTCCGTAGAGGACGGTTTGCGACTTCAGCAAATCCCCGCCGTTGTAGCGGTAGAAGTTGACGGTGAACTGCGCGGTGTAGATTTTGGCGTCAATAGAATAATCGTCAGTTATTTGCGCCGTGTAATCGCCCGTGATTGAGACGACAGAACTTGTCGCTCCGTAAATCTTATTGGTGCACGTTATCGTGATCGGCAAAGGGTAGTTTGTGAATGTAACCTCTTGCACGCCGCTGTATATCGTCTGCCCGTTCTTGTTCTTGACGCTGAATGTTCCCGGGCCCGAAAGACTTACTTTCCCTGTATATCCCATCCTACACCTCCTCCGTCAAGTCCCGCACGAAGTACATCGTGTCCGTCACGTTGTCCACGCACGCGCACTGCGCCGCCTCGTCGTGCGTCGTCACCGCGTCCGCGCTCTCGTTCAAGTCAAGCACCAGCCCCTCGTCTGGCGACCCGTCAGCGCGCCTGAAGAACATGTGCAAGGCACCGTCGTGCTGCTGGAGGATGCACGAGGACGGGTTCTTCGCCTGCCACTGGTCCTTCGTGAATATCTTCTCCGTAACGTTCACGCACACCGTGCCCGAGTTCGCGTCGTTCACAATGGCCATCAGCCCCTCGTTCGACGCGTAGTACACCGAGTTGCGGTACACGCACACGCCGCGCGGGGAGACGCACGCGGCAGGCCCCGCGAGCTTCGCGGCGGTCATGCTCTCGGGCGCCGTGCCCGAAAGCACCCACGGCCAGCCGTCCGTCAGCGCAAACACCGTGTTGCTCGTCACGGCGAGCGCGACGATCGTGTCCTTGACGTCGTAGCGGTACGCGACGGGCCAGCTCGTCACGAGATTGATGTCGCTGAACATGACCGTCTTGGGCGCGCTTGCGGAGAAGCCCGTGTAGAACCCGCCGGGGACGAACTGGAGACAGCGGAGGTCTGACGGGATCGGCTCGATCCCCGGCTCCGTCTCGCCCGTGTCCTCTGGGTAGACGGCGTGGCTGGTCTGCCCCTGGTCGAGGTCTGACACCTTGCAGTCGAACAGGAACTGGATGCCGTCGTTGGAGTCCTCCGTGCCGCTCATCGTCATGTAGACCCTAACTCCGTCCGCGTCTGGCGGGATGCCGTCGAACGCGAACTCCACCACCGAGCCCGTGTTTATCTCGATTATCTCGGTCGATCCGGTCAGCCCGCTCTCGTACCCGAACTCGTCGTACCACGACGCGAAGAAAGCGACGTAGAACACCGTCTTGGCGTCGTCGAACGCGGGATCGCCAGTGTCGGCGGCGGAGAACGTGGTGATGGGCGACTTGACGAGCGTGTGGCGGATGACGTTGTTTCCGCTCCGCTCGTGGATGAACACGGCCGGCGTGTTCTCCGTCACGGTCGTGCCGTCATCGTAGGACACGCCCGTGTCGCCCGTGATGAAGACGCGGTCGTACTCGTCGTCCGCGATGTTGCCCTCAGCCATCCACGTCATGCCCTTGAACGCGAGGAACGAGACGACCGTCCTGCCCGTGTTGTCGAGCCACTTCCACGCGTGGAGGCTCGTCGCGTCTGAGAGCTTCGTCAGCCCGCCCTCCTTGTAGACGCGGCTGTTCGACACTACTGACGGGTTGCGGAGCGGCACGAGCTTCCCGCTCTTGAGGCGGCAGTTGTGCGCGCGCACCGCCATCCCCGCGCTGAGAAGCGAGGGGTGGAGCCTTGGCTGCATGCCGTGGAAGTTGTCTATCTTCAACGTCATAGCTGCATCAGCGCCTCCGCGCGGGTTCTCAAAGCCGTCACGAGCTGCATGTTCACGGTGTCGCTCATGTCCTGCTCGTAGATGAGCGACGCGACGTACTTCACCACGGCGTCCTCGTGCTTGGGTTCGATGCGGACGTCCGTCTCCGCCTCGGGCTCGGGGATCGCGCTGTCGAGGAGCCCGTTCGGTCCGTACTCCTCCGACCTGTTGACGTTGCGGAGGTGGCGCACCGCATTGACCGCGAAGCGGAAGATGTCGACCTGCGTGAAACGGTACGGCTCCTGCGTGTCGTTCACGAGGAGCCTTGCCTCTCTCTCTATGTCTGCGTATGTCATGCCGCGCCTCCTTCCTTCGCGGGGGCGTTGGCCTTGGCGAGCGCCGCCGCGTTGTCGAGCTCCGTCTGCGCGGTGCGGATTTCTCCCGCGAGAAGGTCGATGTCAGCCGGGCGCACGTTCAGCCCGTTCGTGCCAGGCGCGTAGATCACGGCCGGCTCCTGCGCCACCACGTCGCGGAGGGACGAGACGGCGAGGTTGAAGAGCGCGTCGTCCGACGCGGCGGCGAAGAGCGACTGGAGCATCTGCCCCAGCCCAGGCGGCAGCACGTTCATGAAGAACGCCTCCGCCATCGCGGGGTTCTTCTCCGCCATCACCACCGCCGTCGCGTGGCCCGCCTTCGCGAGCGAGAACGCCGGAATGTGCGGCACGACATTCTTGCCGTACCACCTCGCCACGCCTTTAACTATCGCCGTCTTCGTCATTGTAGAATCCTTTTACTTGTATTGTCAGGCCGTCTTTTGCCACACGAAAAGGAAGTCCCAGAGGTCGTCAATCGCGTCGACATACGCGTCAAGGAGCGCAAACCTCTTAGTGTCCGTGAGTCTCTTTAGTGCGGCGAAGTAGTCGCTGTCCTTACCAGGGCCATTGAGCCCGAGAGCAACATGCACGATTACGCTTTCGCAAGGCTTGCCGTCGAAGTTGCCTTTAGTCTTGAGGACGCTGTAGCAGTACATGTTGTCCTTGTCGGTCGACTTGGACTTGACCATCGTTTTGATCTCTTTTGAAAGCGCAGACTTCTCGGAGCGCACCGCACTCTCGATGTCGTCAAACTTCTTGATGAGGTAGCTCGGATCGCCGAACACGCCAATGTCTTTTCTGCTCATTTGTCTTTTCCTTTCGCACCGGCGCACCCGTGAAGGGCGCGCCGGCAGGTTGGGAGTTCAGTGGTCTACTCGACAATCACCCAGTCGTCGGAGAGCATGTCGGTCTGCGACGCAAGCCAGCCCATGACGATTGTGCCGTCCGCGGCCTTCATCGTGACGTAGGGCACGACCTTGACCGTTCCGCCGTTCTGCTCGGCGTACTCGGCGTTCGGCTTGCCCCAGATACCGTCAGCTGGAATCTCCTTGGGGCCGTCGCAGAGCGGGACGCAGAGCCACATACCCTTGCCGTTCCAGCCGCGACGGGCGACCTTCTTGCCGCGCTTCATGGCTTCAATGGCTTCGCCGAAGGTCATGCCGTCAACTGGGCGGCTGACTGCTTCAAACTCGGCCTTGGGGCACCACGAGACATACTCGTTCGGCTCGCCCTTGCGGTAGGTAATGACGTAGCCATCATCGGCAGGATCGCGCTCAATATTTGCACCGCCCGACTTCGGGAACTTCTCCTTGAACTCGCCGAACGCCATTGGCTCGGCCTCAACATGATTCAGTCTGATGTACTGCATTGTTTTACCTTTCTTGCTTGTTTTGCCCAAGAGCGTCTTGGAATCGTCAGGGTCAAGCCCGCGCCAAGCGGAACGGGTTTGGCCCTGACGTGCGCCAACGCGCCCTGCGGGCTTACGAGCCGGAGCCGGCAGCCTTTGCGGTCTGCGCCGCCTGAATCTGGTTGAACACGGCCTGCGACGGCGCGAACGTCTGCGGCGTGATGTACGTGCCGAGCATCGAGTTCAGCGTCGCCTTCATGTTCGCGTTCTCCTGCTTGAGGGCCGCGATTTCGGCCGCCGCCGTGTTGTCAATGAGCTCCTGGCGCTGACGCCACTCCACGAGGGTCTTGATGACCGAATCCGTCTTGTTGTCGGTGTAGATCTGCGCCTTGAGCTGGCCGTTCTCCGCCGCGAGGGTGTTGTTCTTCTCGACGAGGCCAAGTTCGCGTTGCGTCACGAAGTCGCAGCCGGGACCGCCGGGACCGCCACCGAAGCCGGGGCCGCCAAACGCGCCGCGCAGAAGCGGAGCGCCGAGCGCCACCGCGCCGAGGACCGTGCCCACGACGCCGAGCGCGTTGCCGCCGCGTCCGATGTTGATGTTGCCGCCAAAGCCGCGGAATGCGTCTGCAAGCCCGCCGCCGTTGTAGCCGTAGCCGCCGTATGCCGGGACCATCGGCACCGCGCCGTACGCGGGATAGCCGTAGCCGCCCCAGCCGGGACCGCCCCAGCCGTTGTTGTTCGGGTACTGGTTGATCGTAGTCGATCCCTCAGTCTTTGTCACTTCATCCATTTGGTTTTCCTTTCTGAATTTGTTCGTGTTCAATCCCGCCCGCACCGTGCGGACGGGAAATCGTTCAGCCGCGCATGAGGCCGGAGAGGGTCGTGACCTCCTCCTTGACATCTTTCTCGGCGTCTTCCTCGTTGCAGGCCCAGCAGAAGTCGCTCGCGGCCATGATTGCCTCGGCGGCTTGCGTGTAGGACTTGTTCTTCATGATCCACGCAAGCGCCTTGACCGCGCCCTCGCGCGTCTCGACAGTCTCGCCCGTGATCGTCTTGAAGGTCTCCACGGCCTTGTCGTGCTTCTCCTTGTACTTCTTCATCTTGGCGCGGTACTCCAGCTTCTCGCGGACGCCCTCGCCGCCCTGCATGGAGTCGCCCTCCATGCCGCCCTGCATCATGCGGGACGAGCGCATCGCGGAGCCGCCCTGAATGAAACGCGGCATCGAGCCGTTGCCGTAGTCGCCGGACGAGCCGTTGCCCATCCCGCCCTGCATCTGCATCGAACCGTTGTTCTGTTCGTTTGCCATTTCAGTTTTCCTTTCCTTGCCGCCTCCCCCGCGAGAGGGGCGAGCCGTTTTAATGGTTTGCCCCTCTCGCGGCGGGGCGAAAGCGTCATTCCTGCGGAATCTGCGCGAGGAACGCGTCAATCTCCTCGCGCGTCTTGCCGAGGGCTTGCGCGGCCCCGTCGAGGAGCGCGGCCCAGCGCGTGGCGTCGGGGTAGCCCTCCTCGATGTAGTCGCAGTCGGTTAATGCCTCCCACGCGGTGTAGCCCTGCGCAATCTCGGTTGCGGAGAGGAACTGCCGCGCAGCGGCGAGCATCCCCGCCTGCGCCAATGCCGTCTTTATGGAGAGGCGCGTCCACCTGCGCGGAGGCGGCGGCGGGTATTCGCGCACCTCGTACTGGCGGACGATCTCGCCGCCAATCTCCGCCCATCCAGTCGGCACGGCGTAGTGCGCGGCGTCGGTCTGCGGCGGCTCGTCCACGACGCGCTTGTAGCCAGCGGTCTCGTACTGCGCGGGCGTGGGGTGGCACACGACCGCCCCGCCGATGCGGATTGCGCGCGGCGCGGGGTGAAGTGTTCCGTTTTCAAGAGTTCCGTATTTCATGTCAGGTTGAACCTCGCTTTGTCGATTGCGTAGTTGGCGGCAACTTCATCCGTAGTCAAACATTTGTTGTATATCCGCATACACCCGAATGACATCTGCGCCCCGACGTAATTCGTTCCTAGTATGGACACATTCGCGTCAGTCCGCGCACCTGTGTAATTCCAGGTGGCTGTAACCTCGACACCGTTGTAGTATATTTCGGCAGAGTTCCATGCAAGCGGACGACATGACGTTGCCGCCATGCGTGAAAGCATATCGCCCGGCCCCTGCTTCGAGATTGAATACAGTCTCCCAGAATAAAAAGTTCCAGCAACAGTACCTTGCTGATAATTGTTGGACACTCGGATTCCGTTTCTGTATGCGTAGGCAATGGCTGCATTCGCCCACGCCCCGGTGTTAGGCAGAGACGCGACGCATTCCGTAGTGATTGCGTCCCCTGCTTCTGGCAACGGAGACACGTCGGTCGCAATGCCGCCGTACTCATAAGATTCAATCGTGCTTCCAGTAGCGCCCGATTGCGACGTGTAGGAAACGGAATTTGCCCCAATTATTGCCGATTCAGACAAGACGATTGGCGCACCTCCGCAAAGATTGACAAGTCTAGGCCTGCCGTCATGCACGCCCGGCCCGGCGTTCCACTCCGCGTCCCACATGGCTATGAGGCCGTCGGTGACGTATGGATTCTGCCACCCGCCTCCGCCTCGCTTCTCGAAGAACTGTCTCGCGCCGAGGAGCATCACGCACCTCCCTGCGCTACTTCGTTGACCTTCTTCAGCGACACCGCGAACGTGTGCGCGACACAACTCTCCGTGAACGAGTACACCCAATTCCCAACCTCATCGGGCACGGGAAAATCGTCGCCGTCCGTCTCGTAGGTGATTGTCTCGCCCGTGGGCGCGGCGAACGTGATGGTCGGCACCGCGGAGCCGCTAATCTCCAGCCGCACGAGGAAGTCGCGGAGGTAGCCGGGGACGGCGGCGGGTAGCGTGAGCGTCGTGTCGCCCGTCACCTCCACGCGGTTGCCAGAGCGATCGAGGAGGTGGCCGGGGAGAGAGGCGCGCGTCGCGGTGAAACTATCGCCACCGTGTGAAAAAGTGATTTCCAACGTCGCAAGCGCCAGAGCTTCCGTCTCGTAATTCTGCGAATAGTATGTAACACCATTGTAAGACGATTGATAAATCCAACCAATAGACTCGTCATCTGGACCATAAAGTTCTCTAGGCCCAGTTATTTCATGGCTTAAACCGTCGCTGAACTCCCACTTGCCCGGCTCCACCAGACGGTAGGGGAGGTCGGTCGCGTTCGCCTTCTGCGCAAGCGCGGCGTCCCTTGCCGAAAGGGCGACGTACAGGCACTTCGCTGACGGGTACTGCGCGTCCGTCGACTGACCCGTGACGGACGTGACCTTGTTCTCAAGACGCTCAAGCAAGTACCTGCACTCGCGGGAGACGTACTCGGAGCCGGTCATCATGAAAGAATACCACCCGCTTTTCGCACGAAGCGTGAACGCATGCCCCTCAAACTCGAAAGACGCGGAGAAGCTCCCCGTGAACGGGTCGCTGTGATCAAATGATCCGACGGGGCCGTTGCTGTACACAACAGACGCGACACCCCCGGAATGCGCCTCCACGCCGATGTAATACTCGGCGTTCCCGCCGGACGCAAGGGCGATTCGCATGGAAAACCCCTCGACGACCGCGAACTCCCCGTCGCCGACAACTGAATACTGAGCGGGAAGGAGCAGCGCCGCGCCGCTCCCGTTAATGGAGAATTCGATGTCCGCGACGAGTCCGATGTCCTGCTGGGGCACGCCGTCCAGCGACCACTCGACCGTCTTGAGGACGTAGACGTTCCCGCCGGCGTCGGAGGCGAAATTGTCAAAGACGAAACGGCCATCACCCAGCGAAGACACGTTCGGGATCATGAAATCCGCCCCTCCGGCCAACGTCGAAGTCGAGGAGGCCTTCGACCTGAGCGCACCGCCAACCGCCTTCGCGTCCGCCGCCGCGCCCTGCACCGCGAGGGTAGCGTCCACGGCAACGAGCCCCTTGCCAGCCTCCTTCTGCACGAAACGCCCGTCAGCCGCCGTCTTGTCGTAGTAGTTCGCCGGGTTGAAGATGTCCGTCAGCGGAATCTCGATGTCCTCCACGCCAGCGTCCGTGTTGAACGAAATCACCAAATTCCCGCCAGTAATCTCCACTGAATCTACCATGCCGTCCTTGATGAACGCGGTCGCATCGATACTCGCAACAACGGTAGAATCATGCTTCAGCTGGATTTCCTTCGCGGTAGAATCGTACCCTGCGGCGTTCACGTATGCGTCAAGGCTCTGATGCGCCTGCACCGCCGTATCGGCCTTGCCGAGGCTGTCCTTCACGGCTTGCGCGAGGTCGCTCTTCGGTATGCCGCCCTGCGGCTTGTCGTATTTCGCTGTCCACGCCGTCTTCTGCGTCGCCGTGACGTGAATGCCAGCGTTGCCGGTATGCTCCGTCACGGCGTCCGAGACTTCCTTCACCGCGCCGTACACGCCTCCGCTCTTCACGGGGTTATCGCTTTCCTCCGTCGGAATGTCGTCGAACGTCAGCATGTTCTGCTTCGTCGCGCCCATCGCGGCGATTGCCGTGTTCATCTCATCGCGCGACACCTCGCCGTCGTAGACAGTTACCTCCTTGGGCGTTTCAAGCGTGCCGTCGTTCAGCGTGATCTTGGCGCCACCGTCTACGCGCTCCGCGTCCAGCGCGAGATTGTCCATCCTCGACGTCCACGCCGCCACCTGCTCCGCCCACTCGTCTATCCGCTTCGGCCACTTGTCCAAATCGTACGGCACCGTGTCGCCGATGCGCTCCGGCCAATACTCCACCTCGTAGCGGTCGCGGAAGTAGAGCGTCCTCGGGTCGTCCGTGTCGCCCAGTACAAACATCACGGGCACGCGAAGCATGTGCCGCGCGGCGTCCACCATGCGCGTGGTGTTGAGATTCAGTTCGCAGTAGAGGTCGTTCGAGTCATCCGTCGCGGGAGCCCACGCGTCAGCCGACGTGACATCATCCGGCCAATCCTCGCTGTTGTCCTCCGTCCAGTACGGGAACACCGCCAGCGTCCGCCCCGTCACGAGGTCCAGCACGCGGAGCGAGAGGTTCGCGCCCGCGTCGTCGCCAAGCCATTCCGCGCCGCCCTTTATCGTGACGGCGACGTGCTCGCCGGCCGCGACGGCTCCCTTGAACCGCGCGGTCTTGTCCGCAACCTTCGGCGTTATCGTCAGTTCCGTCATCGTTCAATCCTCCTGAAAACCTCCCTGTTTCGGCCTCTCCGTGCGCGGGAGTCTCACGTCAATGAAGGCGGAGTGTCTCGCCCTGGGCCTGTACCGCGATAGTGCGACAGTTGAGCGCTATCCGGCAATCATTTCGGCGTGCAGTCATCGCAGTCCGCGCCGCTAACGACCGTGCCGTCCTGGAACGTGCACGAGCCGCCCTTGCACTCCGCCGTGACGGTCGAGCCGTCCTTCTTCTGGAGTGTCACCGTGCCGGACTTCTTGTTGACGACGTAGTCCTTGAGCATGGCCAGCCCCTCGGCGGTCAGCGACCCCAGGATGCCGGCGGCGCCGGAAGCGCGCGCACCGCCTGTGCCACGGTTCGTGATGCCGCCGCCCTGCGCGTAGTTGAGGTTCACGTCGGGCTTGACGTCGGTGGTCTGCGTCGGCGTGGCCGTCTGCGTCTCGGTGCCGCTGTTCTCGATGCTCATGGCCTGCGTGGCGAGTTCGACGCGGGCGACCTCGTTGGTCTCCGTGCCGCTACCGTACACGTTGATGGTGCAGTCCTTGATGGTCAGGTTCTGCGACCGGGACGGCGTGGAGGTGCCTTGGCACCCGCACAGCAGGGCCGACAGGCACAGGAAGGCCGCGATTGCCTTCGCGCACTTCCCGCACTTCTTGGCCACCTTCGCCTTGCCCTTGGCCACCTTCGCGGCCACCTTCTTCTTCACGTCCTTGGTCTTCATCACTTCACCGCCTTCCATGCGTCGATGCACGTGTTGACGGCCTCGATGTTTGCGTTCAGTTCCGCGCTCGACAGTTCGCCGTCCTCGATGGACAGGGCGAGGTCCTTCAGCGCATCAACGGTTTTGTTCGCCGCGTCGCGATACTTCTCGTCCACGAACACGCCAACGGCCGCCGACACGACAGCGGCCACGTTGACCGCAATCTGCGACGCCCTCTTCAACTTGTCGCCATTCAGTTTCTGGAGTGCCGCGTTTACGAACCCCAGAACATACTTCATGAGGCCAGTCCACCCGTCTGTGACGAGTGCCCACATTGCCTTGATGTTGCTCCATTTCATCTGTTCTACTCCTTTCTCTTTCTCTTCGATAACCACGCGGGCGGGCTTCAACCAGAAAATGGCCTTTCAAAAGCCGCCCGCGTTCCCCGCCACCCGGCGGAAATCACCTCGCCGCACCCGTCTCCTTGTTTCCCGGCTGCACCGCGCCGCCGGAAATCTGCCTGAACGTCTGCGCGTCCGCTTTCGACGCGTCCGTGACCGTGCGAAGGCCGCTGTCGCCAGTCAGGAGGAATATCTGCGTGTTGAGCAGCTTGATAGCCATGAACGCCAAGACCAGGAACATCAATACGACCGTTCCCAGTATCACGTTCTGCTTCGCCTCCACCTTCGCCATGCGCTCCAGCAGGATGCAGCCTTCGGATGTTCCCTTCATGCACATTGAAAAAATCCTCCTAAACCATGCTGCCCATGTCGAGGGCGAATCCGCCGCCGGCGTTCGCAGCGGGGCCGCCGCACTGCGAGCGCTGGCGGGCCTCCGAAAGCGCGTTGGAGTACGCGACGCCGCGCTGGCGCGCCTGCTCCGCATCCGTCCACGCCCTGCCGGTCATCGAAAAGAGCCGCGCAAGCGCGCCGTCCACGAGCGCGTCGCCGTACCGTTGCAGGAACTCCCTCGGCGCGCGCTCCTCGCCGATGTGCGGAATCTCCACGGCCTCCACCCACACCATCGGCGGGCGTGTACGCGGAGCGTCGTCCGTCGGCGCGTTCCCCACAGGAAGCGTGCCGACGTTCGGCCTCTGCTGAACGAGGTTCGGGTCGCTCCTGCCGACGAAGAAATCGTGGTGCGACGGATGAGGAAAAACGAGCCTTGGCGGGTGGCCTTCTAGCCGCCAGCCGCGCACGTCGTGGCGGACGCCGCCGCAGTCGCTCACGACCCGCGTCACGCAGTCGATCTCGCCCGACAGCACGGGCGCGACGGCGAACGCCACGCCTAGCGGAAGTGCGACCCGCCGCCACGTCCGCAACGCTGCGGAGCGGCGGCAGAAGTCGCGGTAGGTCGCCTGGAGCGTCTTGCGGATCAGAACGGAATCGCAGCCGGGGAGCAGGTACACCATGTCCTCGGCGAGCGACGGCACGGAATCGAACTCCGGCCTCTCCCATTCTGTCGTGAAGTCGCCCATGTCAGACGTTCACCTTCATCTTCGGGGGCCTTGTGTGCGCCGGCGACGCAGGGGCGGCGTCAAATGGATTCGCCGCCGGATGAGAAAGCCCGCCGACGTTCGTATTGTCCTCGGACGACGCGCCGCCCTTGTCCACGCGGTTCAGCTCGACGAACGAGACGGACGGGTTGACGCCCTTCTGCTCCGTGGAGCCGACGCCCGTCACGTCCTTGCCGGCGCTGTCCTTCAAATCGAACTTCGCCTTGCGGACGTTGAGCCGATCGCGCAGGATGTCGTACTGCGCCCAGTCGAAGGACGGGTCGTTGTTGCGCTTGGCGCGCACGGCGTTCGCGACGGTCTGCCACGGCAGCTTTCCGCCCTTCACAGCGTCGTGGATTTCGTCGTCGAGATCCACGTAGTTGATGTTGGTGGCGGTGGCCGGGGACGTGAAAACCCACCGTCCGTCGTTGATGTTCATCGAGTATTTGCCCATTGGGTATTCCTTTCGTTGTGAAAGATGTTGGGCGGCGCGGAGCAAAATCAAGCATCCGCGCCGCCGGACGGCAGGTTGGCGTTAGCCCCTGACCGCCTTCTCCTGCCACGGGTCGATGCCGGCCGCGTTCTGCTGCGGCTGCTCGACGACGCGGTAAGGCGCCGTGACCACGTTGTCAAGGCTGTCGCCATCCGGGACGAACCCGATGATGCCGACCGTCAAGGCGCCCTGCGTACGGTCCGCGCTGCCAAGCGCAAGGAACGCGTTGAGCTTGCCAGTGGTTGCGTCAACGGCGTCGAACACGGCGGGACCTCCGGTGATCGTCGCGGCGGATTCAGCGACCGTGCCGGCGTAGCCGTTGAGGATCGTCTGGCGCTTGTACGCGCTGTTGCTGGGCGTGAACGCCGAACCGATGGTGACGTCGTTTCCGTTCACGGTGTCCGCGACCTTGAGCGTGACCGCCTCGGCGGCAGGGTACTTGCCGTTCTTGTCCTTGCCGGACTCGAAGAACGCGCCGATTGCCACGAACGACTTCGGGATGCCGAAAGCCGCCTGGTTGGCGCCGACCTCGGAGACGTCGAGCGGCGTGACCGAGAAGTCGAACTTGCGCTTGATGCACACGAGGCCGGGGTGGAACATAACGGGATCGGAGGCGCCGGGCGCGCCGAAGAGCGTGTTTGCAGTTGATGTGGCTGCCATGATTTACCTTCTTTCTTTTTTGTGCGCGGGAGCGGTGTTGTCCGCCCCCGCGCGGTTTCGTTAGGCGGCGATCTTGACGTAGCCGACCGCGAGACGCTCCGGGTACTGGAGGAACCAGTCGTACACCAGCTTGGAGCGCGAGAACGTGCCCCAGTAGTCGATGTCGGTGAGCTGGCGCTCGTCCACCATCATGTCCTC